GCTACCACGATCGTCCAGACGAGCTCTATGCGGCACTCAAACATGCGAAGCGCACAGGCACAATTTCGGCTTACACGGCTATTGTTTGGGACGTCCAAAAGGGTCAAATCGCCATGAGCACGGAGGCCGGGCGTATGTGTCGCCCTCTATTCATCGTTGATCCGCAAAATCAGTTGCGTCTTGCCAAAGGCTCGCCAATGCCAGTGAAAGGAGCACCGTTTGCAACCTTCATGGCTCCCATGGTCGCCGAACCGCAAATCCCCGATGCACATGAGCACGGCCGAACCATGGAGGGCTTCGTTGAGATGATGGATGTGGAGGAGCTCGACAAAGGCATGGTGGCCATGTTTCCTAAGGACCTCACGCGCCTGGCCAAGGGTGTTTCGATGCCGCCGAAGTACACGCACTGCGAGATCCACCCATCTATGTTGCTAGGTGTGCTAGGCGTCAACATTCCGTTCTCTAACCACAACCAGGCGCCGCGCAATGCTTACCAGTGTAGTATGGGAAAGCAAGCGGTCGGCGTCTACATGAGCAACTACCAGGAGCGCATCGACACAATGGCGCATGTGCTGAACTACCCACAAGCACCGATTGTGCGGACGCGTCTCAGCAAGTACATGAACATCGAGAAGCTGCCGTCGGGCATTAACTCGATCGTGGCCATCATGACTTACTCGGGGTTCAATCAGGAGGATTCGGTCATGCTGAATCAGAGCGCCATAGATCGTGGGCTGTTCACAAGCACGTACTACAAGTCCTATCGGGACCAATGCAACAAAAATCACAGTACCGGTGAGGAGGAGATCTTCACTCGCCCTGTTGTGGATGGCACCACTTCTCTCAAGGCGTACAACTACGACAAGCTTGGCGACGACGGATTCGTTCCTGAGAACACGTGGGTCGGTGCCAACGATGTTCTTGTAGGCAAGGTGATGCCCGTCAAGGTGCATGGTCAAATCCACCCCCGGGATGCGTCGCTCTTTATGAAGAGCGGAGATGAGGGCCGTGTTGACCGAAACTACACGGGGCTCAACGCCGATGGCTATCGCTTCTGCAAGGTGCGGCTGCGGCAATACCGGAAGCCGACGGTGGGCGATAAGGTGGCGTCGACGGCGGCCCAAAAGGGCACGATCGGTATGGTTTATCGGCAGCAGGACATGCCCTTCACGAAGGACGGCATTTCTCCCGACATCATCATCAACCCGCACGCCATTCCGAGTCGCATGACGGTTGGCCAGCTCATGGAGTGCCTGATGGGCAAGGCATGCACCATGCTCGGCACCAAGGGCGACGCGACGCCGTTCCGGGACGTCAAGATGGAAGAGCTTGCGGACGTCCTCGAGAGCTACGGCATGGAACGTTATGGAAACGAAATCCTGTACGACGGCCGCACGGGCATGCAGATGAAGACGGAAATCTTCATCGGGCCGACTTACTACCAGCGCTTGAAGCACATGGTTTGCGATAAAATACACTGCATGACTTCTGGTCACGAAGTGATGACAAGAAAAGGATGGAAGGTTATCGAGGATGTTACAATGGACGATGAGGTGGCTACGCTCGTGAACAACAAGGAGCTCAAGTATGTCAAACCAACGGCAGTCTTGGCGTTTCCCGACTTCAGCGGCCGGATGTATCGCATCAAGAACCAGGGGATCGACCTGGACGTAACGGCCGGTCATCGCATGCTAGTCTCTCGACTACAGACGCGTAAGCGAATCTGGTCTGACTACCGGCTGGTCAAAGCCGAGGACATTGCTGGCAAGATGGTGCGTTACAAGAAGGATGCCGTGTGGAATGTGCCTGACTACCAGTTTGTGTTGCCTGAGGTTGCTAGCTTGAACAACCGTTACGCTTACCCTGCAAAGGTAGTGAACATGGACGCATGGCTAACGTTCTTCGGCATTTGGATGGCGGAAGGGTATGCTGTTCACAATGCTGAGGAAACACGTTACCGTATTGGCATCTGCGTCAATAAGGAACGTGTCAAAACTGCATTGGGGCAGGCACTCGATGACATGTGCTACAATTTCACATACTCGGAGAGCAACGAGCGTGTCGAGATTGTCAACAAGCAGCTTCATGCATACATGCTACCCTACAGCGTCGGTGCACCGAACAAGTTTCTGCCGGATTGGGCATGGTCGCTGAGTGCAAGCCAGTGCCGGACCCTCATCCATGCCATGCAACTTGGCGATGGTTGCTTTTACACAAAAACTAATCTGTCCGTGTACTATTCTTCGTCAGTGAAGTTGGCCGACGACTTCCAGCGTCTCTGCATTCATGCGGGCTGGACAAGCAACAAATCCCTGCATATGGCGGCAGGGAATGCGACAGTCATCGACGGGCGTGATGTTGTGAGCAATTACGATGTCTGGCGCCTTAGCGTCATCAAGAAGCGCGTCAATCCGACCGTCAACCACAGCCACGTGCACACGCAAAACGTGCAAGTCGAAGAGTTCTACGATTACACTGGCCCCGTGTACTGCCTGCAAGTGCCATCGGAGGTCTTCATGGTGCGCCGCAATGGCAAGGCCGTGTGGACGGGCAATTCGCGTGGCTCGTCTGGCCCCGTCGTGATGCTCACCCGTCAGCCCGCCGAAGGCCGCGCACGTAACGGTGGCCTCCGATTCGGTGAGATGGAACGTGACGCAATCGTAGGCCACGGAGCCTCGGCCTTCATCAAGGAGCGTATGAGCGATTGCAGCGACTTCTTCCGCGTGTATGTGTGCCGTAAGTGCGGCATCCTATGCACGGCCAACCCGGAGCGAGGCATTTATCGGTGCAGCTATTGCAAAAATGGTGCCGACATTGCTCAAGTGCGCATCCCATACAGCATGAAGTTACTTATTCAGGAGCTCATGACGATGTCGGTGGTGCCGAGATTTGTTGTGTAAAAGAAACATGTAAATTACAACGTCATTTTTCCCATTCGGTGCTTTTGCTTCGATTTTTTGTAAATATGCTCAATCGCAAGGGCGAACAAGCGTTCTTTAAGATGTAGTTTTTGACGTTCGGTCATGTTGTCACTGTTTTCATAGTTGTCGCAGTTGATGTCCCAATCAAGGGGAGTTCCAACGGTGGACATGAAGTTATCGAGCCATACCTTTTTCAACTTGCCGTCTTCTGTTGCTGTCTCAACAAACTCTGCAAACGCTATCTGCATGTTGTGAAAGACATCATGAAGGATGTCATCGCAGTATCGTAAACGCCACTTCGTGCCATCATAGCATTCCATGAAACTATCTTTCTTTGTGAGCTTTTTAAGATTGTGGTTCTCTGGATGCCTGGGATGAAAGTGTTTTTTTTCAAGGTATTCCATAACTCCATCAAGTTGATTCTTTATGCAGCTGGTCATAAACGACTTGAAACGGGGGTTGTTTGTGAGAAATGTAATGTCCTCTTTGCCAATACCATTGATGTTTATGATGTTAGCTGTATTGTGGTCTCCGACTATTGATGTGTTGTTGACATGACCTGTACTTATATTTGTTGAAGGTGGTTGATGTTGTAATAACTGAAGTTTAAGCTCTTCAACTTGCTGCTCCAACCGTTCGACCTGGTTTTCTTTTGCAACAGGAAAAACACATGTGAGTGTTCCGGAACATGTTTTTTTGTGGCGGGCAAGAGTGCAAAAACTTGACAGTATGTGATGACAACGCACGCACTCATAAGGGTGTGATTTACCACTGCATTTGCTCTTGTGGTCCAATAGTCTTTGAGAACGTGTAAAGGTTTTATAGCAGCAAGAGCATTTTATTTTCTTGGTGTCATTTCTGATTTCACTCTCTGTGCACCTATTTTCGGTATCGATGCACCTATTTTCGGTATCGATGCACCTATTTTCGGCATCGATGCACCTATTTTCGGTATCGATGCACCTATTTTCGGCATCGATGCACCTATTTACGGCAATTGTATTTTCAAGGGATCTGTGCACACAAGCGGTGTGTCTTTTCAAGTTGAAGCTCTTATTTGTAGTGTAACTACAAAGCTTGCAAATGTGCATTCCAAGAGAGCTATTATTTGGAAGCGAGTCACTTACTATACATGGTAAACAAAGTAATAACCTTTAAGTGAGCCTTCAGACTGAGAGCTCGCGGCTCACGAGCCGTAAAAAAAGGGGGGGGAATCGGACAAAAAAGAATAGTCTAAACTTTTAGCTTGAAGATTCCGGAAGGTTACATGTTTTCACAACCGCTTGCTCGGCCTCTTAGACTTTGCACATCCCGAAGACGCCCCACCCGGAGACCTAGCTCCACGCTGAGTAACAGGCACAACATGTTTCGACACCTTGTCCATGAGTGACAATGACGTGGTCTTCATGGCCTTCAGGTTCGCATCGATCTCGGCCATCTGCGCCACCATGTTTGCCTTTTCGACCTTGTACACACGCAAATGCTCGATAACGCCCGCAAGGTACTCCTTCATGTTCTTGTACATGATGTCAGCAAGGCTACCGTCCTTGAGGAAGTCGGCGTACTGCGTGTGAGCGATCAGAACACGGTTTGCGTCCTCGACGAGACCCTTCTGTACAATTGTCGACTCGGCCGAGCGCAATGTCCCGAGGTAGTCCGTGATGTCGCTGTGTTTGAGAACCAAATCGAGCCGCTTGTCCTTGAGCTCTGCAAGGTCGGTCAACTCCTCGGCAAGGCCATCGATGATAACGTCAATATCTTTCTTCTTAGGAGCCATTCTCACTTAAAGATGTAAGTGTGAATCAGACGTAATACACGTACTTCCTACTTGATATGTATAAAAGTTACATACGCAATGCAAAGAAGCGGTCTCAGCGGGGCGACAAGGGACGCGAGACCTTTGAGCCGGAGGAGGGCCAACAGTATGGGGTTGTCAAGGACATGATGGGCAACGGACGTCTCATGGCCCTTTGTGAGGACGGTCAGAAGCGAATGGCCCGCATTCGGGGGTCCATGCGCAAGTTCAAAAGTAAGGTGATCATCAAGTCTGGCGATCTTGTCGTCCTAGCGATGCGTGACTTTGAGGTCGACAAGGCCGACGTTGTGCATAAGTTTAGCCATGAAGAGGTATCCGCCCTGATGTACCGCAACGAGTTGCCCGAGCGCATCGTCAAGTCGCTCACAGAGAGCGAGTGGAACACGGGTGCAGGGCTTACCGATGATTACGTCATGTTTGCTCATGAGTCCAATGGACGGCCAGACGACGCGGACTCAAATATCAAAGAAGAAGATGAACTCGACGTGGACGGCATTTGACACACCTCTGTTTTGCACAAGGGGCACCATTTTTTCACCGCAAGCCATTGCGCTAAGCACGTTCCACAAAAGATGTGCTTGCAATGGGCAATTTGGCGTGCATGGTCACAATCAGCCAATAACTCGAGGCATATCGGACAAGACCCTTCGTACTCATTTTTATCCATCAATGGGGCAACCTCATCTATGTTTTCAACACCCACTGCATGGTCACCTATTGTTTCACATATGTTCAATAGAGCTTCATATTCAAGGCTTTCAATCTCGTCATTGCTTTCGCGAGTGTCAAGTCCGATGCCATAGATGCTATCATAGTGTTGTGCAAGGTGTCCGCTTAAGGTGCCATCATACCCAAGATCCCAAAAGCCAAGAGCTGCACCTGTTTGCATGCCAAGTAATAAAGCAGGACCAAGTGGTGTATCCATATCGTCGGGATATTGAAGTGTTTCATGCTGCACGGAGAGCCCAATCATCCAACCGAGAGTCACAGGGTGGCGCTCCGATAGGTGGGTCAAGTAGTTCATGATCGGGAGCTCTTCGTTGCAGATGGGGCACGAAAGACATGCCGGGGTTGGTGGGGGCGTCGGTTCGTAAGGCTCATATGGTTCATTCGAGTCCATTGATTCCGGATAACCACCACTTAAACAAATGCACTATAACATATGTGGTAATACCGCAGTGCCATGCTTTAAGTGCACTGCTAAAATGATTCTCGATGACTACATCGACTATGATTTGTCATACAAAAAGAAGTATGGTCCCAAAACCATTATCTTCATGCAAGTGGGTGACTTCTTTGAGCTTTATGCTTATACCAAAGAGGGCGATGACGAATGCCTTGGCGCCTTGATCGGTGCGGATCTCCCGGCCATTTGTGACTTGTGCAACCTACAAATGACTCGTAAAAACAAGGCCATTCCAGAAGCCACCAAAAAGAACCCTTACATGGCCGGCTTTCCACTGTACATTATAAGCAAACATATTCAAACCCTCACGCAAAATGGGTACACTGTCGCAGTGGTCAAGCAGATAACGGCGCCGCCTAACCCGGTTCGTGAAGTGACGGACGTTTTTAGCCCAGGCACCCTGCTAAACGCCACTCGTCGTGAGGGCAACTACCTCATGGTTATTTATACGGTGGCCTTGCCTTGTGCACCGGACCTGCAAGCCGTAGGGCTTGCCGCCATCGATGTCACGAACGGATCATCAACTGTCTATGAAACAGCATCTACGTTGGACAACGTGCATGCATCCCAAGACGAAGTAACTCGATGGATGCAAGTATTCGCCCCGCGTGAAGCGGTGTTTCTTGGCAAAGCCGGCATCATGATGGCCCCCGTCTCCTCAACGTGTATTCATGAGGATTGGGGGAACGATCCTCGCATGGCGTCCCTATTCGAAAAGCCGTCCTTTCAAAACGAAACCTTCGAGCATGCCTTTAATTGCAGCAAGTGGGCGGGGCTGCTGACCCCAAGCGAGGCACTGGGCCTTGAGACATGGGGACTTGCCCGTGTAGCCTTGACGGCGCTACTCCAATTTGTCCACGAGCACAACGAGATGCTCGCCAAAGAGCTCGAGCCGCCGCGCTTCCTATCTTCCATACATCATTTGCACCTTGATTCAAACAGTGCACAACAACTTAACATTGTTGCAAGCGGAGACTCGGGCAAGCCCCTCCTTGCCCTTCTTAATAGGTGTAGTACTGCATTTGGTGCCAGATTGTTGCGAGATCGCCTCATGCACCCATCAACAAATGTGGTCGAGTTGGAGGCACGCTATGAAGCAATTGACGGGCACATGGCGGAGCCCCAACAATCTGCTGCAGCACGACGTTATCTTGCATCCGTTCAAGATCTCGAACGACTTGCACGTCGTTTAGTTCTAAAGCAGTTTTCCCCCATGGAATGGCCAACCCTTGTTGCATCAGCACATGCGGGGGCTGCTGCTCTTCAGGCCGTCGGCGCACCCACAACACATGAACAAATAAGAACCTTCATCAAGTCGATAACGGCCACCTTGCGCCTCGATGAATGCTCCAAGTATGCCATTTCTGACATTAAAACGAACGTATTCGAACATGGCATTTTACCTGATGTTGATGCCTTAGAACATACCATGATGACCAGCGTTGATGCTTTACAACGAGTGGCAAATGCACTTTCAGCCATGGTACCAGGCGATGCTACGTGTGTCAAGGTAGAAATCAACGAGAGAGACGGCTATGTTCTCACAACCACAAAGCGGCGATGGCAAACAATTTGTGCACAACCGGTTCCAGACTCCCCACTGGCGGCAAACTTACGAGTCCTTTTGAACGAGGTGCTTGCAAAGCCCATCAGTGCTAGTAGCACAACGGTGCGTCTGCATCATCCGTCGCTCGCTGCAGCAAGTGATCTTGCAGTTGGTGCAGCGGCCCGTCTAAAAGCAGCCTGCACAGAAGCATACAAGCAATGGCTAAACACATCAAGTGGACCCATGAGCAAAGAGGTCAAGTCATGGGTCCGACCCATTGCCGAATTGGATGTAAGCTTGACCAATGCAAAAAACGCCAGCGAGTTTGCATATTGCCGGCCAATATTATTTCAACAAGACGCAAGTCATATAAAAGCATCGCGATTACGGCACCCTATGATCGAGCGTTTTTTATCAGATGTCGCTTATGTGCCCAACGATGTGCTCTTGGGCACGGATCAATCAATGCCCAACGGTTGGTTGCTTTATGGTATGAACGCAGCTGGCAAAAGCAGCCTCATGAAAGCCATCGGCCTTGCGGTCGTCATGGCTCAAGCGGGCATGTATGTGGCTGCAGAAGCCTTTGAGTGCACGCCCTTTCAACAGTTATTTACACGTATAACATCATCCGACAACATATATCGAGGCCTTAGCACGTTTGTCGTCGAGATGACTGAACTCCGTAATATTCTACAGCGCGCAAACGACAAGAGTCTTGTGCTCGGAGACGAGTTGTGCGCAGGAACGGAGGCACTCAGTGGCCTAGCTATTGTATCGGCGGGCCTGAATGAGCTTCTTAAAAGGTCGTCTACATTTGTCTTTGCCACTCATTTGCATGATCTCATTGAGATCGACATTGTCAAAGCCGCACTGGAGGCCGGGAAAGTTCGTGCATGCCATTTGCATGTAGAGTGCGAGCCGGAAAGTGGTAGCCTCGTGTATGACCGCTCTCTCCGGGAAGGGATCGGTCATAAGACCTACGGATTAGAGGTGTGCCGTGGACTTGGATTGCCCGATAGTTTCCTAAAACAAGCGGACATCACGCGGCGTGTTCTTATGAATGTGGAACCGCTCATTTCAGCAAGCAAAGGGTCGCGCTACAATCACTTGGTCGCATCACGGACATGTGGCTTATGTGGCAAAGCGGCGACAGAAGTACATCACATTCAACATCAGAATACTGCCGATGCGCGGGGCTTTCATGGGCATGTGCATAAAAATCATGGGAGCAATCTCGTGGCATTGTGTGAAGCATGCCATCTGAAGCAACATGGACATGGCGGTAATGCGAGTTCTATCATCACCGGTTACACAAAAACAACACAAGGCCGCATCCTAGCTGTGAAACCTCGCTAAAATATAAAAGGTAATGGCTTTCGTTGCGGCATCTGTAGAAGTACAGTTTCGTTCTTCTTTTTCAAGATCTAAATGTGCAATTTCTGGGAGCAACACATTATCACGATACGTGTCATTAAGATCGCAAAGGGCTTGTTGAAGAATGCGACGTGATCCAATCAGGGCACGCACATAGGCTTCACGATCAATGGGGATCGGATGATCCATTAGGTGTTCCACCCGAACCCAAATGTCCCTCGCCAATCCCAAAAGTAGTTCCCTATACATTTGCAATACAACTGCTAATCAACCGTTAAAACTGCATATTTAAGGCCCTCTGTTCTTTAAGTGCTTGCCGGCTATGTATGCTTGTGAGATAGGGCGAACGTGGCTGCGAGAGCGCTTGGTGACCAAGGACGATCTAGAGACATGAATAAGTTTCGAAGCTCAATGAGTGCAAGAGAGATACCGTAGTTCTGGAGCAAGATGACATCAAATGCCCGCGTGTAAAGACGCCAGGCAAGCAACTCGCCAACGGTCCAGATGGCGTCGGCGACCTTTGATATGTTTGCACCAAATGTCTTTTGAATCCGCTCAATGTGATCAGCACTTTCCAGAAAGACATGATTGTGCAACATTCCTGTGAGTACCCAGCATGTTGCAGTCCATACCTCTGCAGGCACACCGGTCACCAATGAACCGACTGCATCCATCAAGTAAACAACGCTTGCAAAGTGTGACTCTTGGTGAGTGTCTAGAGCGATACTATAGAAGCATTCGATCCAATGTTGCCGAGCATCTACCGGCATGTGGCCAATCTTAACTTGTCTCTCGTAAATGGGTATAGGCATAGGCACATGTGTGGTAATGTGTGCTCCAAGGACATGTCCGGCAACCTCTATGAGTGACGGCCGGCTAGATGCCTCCCATGACAGTGCTCCATAAACCCAAGGCGCGAGCTCGGGTATGCCATCAATGATTGCCGAAACATGTCGTGGCAAGGCCAAATGCGGACCTTGACGAGCGGCCTTTAGTATGTCACGCCATTCTCGACGGGTGCATCGCCACACGTTGTTTTCATCGTGTGTCAGATCATTCGATATAGGATAACTAGCAAACAAGGTGCATGTGAGGAGAGCGAGAGACCATATTGGCGATGTGTACGTGGGCTTATTGCCCCACACTAGCTCAGGAGCAAGGTAATGAAAGGTTCCAATGCCATCCGCATGGGCAAGCGACCCACGAGGCGTGTAATGACACTCTGCAACCGAGATACATCCAAAGTCAATGAGAGTTGTCGCCAAGGAGTTTGGGTCCACGAGAACATTGTATGGCTTGAGGTCCGTGTGTATCACCCCCGCACTTTCGAGGTGAAGGAGCGTGGTGACAAGTTGACGAAGAATGCTCATTCCCAAAATATGAATATTGTCGGGATTTGCAAACGTTTTGATCCACTTGTTTAATGTATCTCCGTGGTACTTCATGTAAATGGCAATCGTCTTCTCTTCGGCATCAATGGCCTTGATGCGCGGCATTCCTGGGATCGCTTGAAAGCTTGATAGCATCACTAACTCCACGATTGTTGTATACGAGGGCATGAGCTTCGGACTTTGGTTTGGGCTTTGTCCCGGACTCCGTCCATGGCCTACCTTGGGGACCTTCTTACACACGGTACTTGCATTTTCGTCAACAAAAACCTTGCCGTAGCCACCTGACATCATGTATCGGTACTTCATGCCTTCAATTACTACAATATTGATCCCTCATCCCCTTACAACGTATCCAGAAATCTTACTAGTGACCGGGAGCCGCACACAAAGTGCGAGCGCAGCTTCATAGTATATAATGTCCCGGCCTTTCTTTCGTGTTTTGAAAGCAACCTCAAGCTTACACAATGCATCTAGCAATTCAGGTGTAGACGGTGCAGCTCGAGCCCCGTTAGGATGCATGACAAGATGCACACACAACCTATCAAAAGCGATGTCTTGTTGAATAAGTGCATGTGCTTGCTTACGTATTGCCGCTGGGTTTGTGGATATGACGATAGGGCCGATCGTTTTATGTGGTACGTTCGCCATTGCAAGCAATGTGGCACTTAGGTCTCGTGTCACAGGAAAGTGCGGCGGTCTCTCATCACTCGATAGTAAAGTGGCGATTGCGGTATTCTCTGCGATTGTGGGCAATGGCAAGCGCACGCACAAAAAGCGGCTCTGGATGGGACCCTCGAGCGCATCTATGCGATTCGTTGTGCAAACGAACCACACATTGTGTGCAAAGCGCTCGAGAAGAATCTTGAGGACTGCAGTGGCCCCACCTTCTTTTCTGCAGAGAACATCGATGTCTTGAAGAACGACGATGTGCTTATCAAAGTGAATACATCGAGACGGCAAAATGTGCTTTAAGAAGTCTATGATGACAGATACATCCTTTGGCATGTTGGGATGCCGGAGCTCGATGTGGATGTAGAGGTCCGTCTCGTAGTATGGTAGCAAGCTTGTTTGACGCCCCCCAGCCCAAACGGCCTGACGTACCAAATGGACTGCTGGCAATGATCGACCATGAGGGGTATAGATAAGGCGTTGCCAAAAGGGAAAGAATGGAAACCCACAAGCACCATGTAATAACACATTTGGCATTGTGCCATCCCATGATTTAATTAAATGACATAGGCGATGCTGATGAAACGGCAAAAGGGCAAGGACATCATCGTATCGTTCGTTAAAGGCACTCCACAGCTGATTAAGGGTGCCGTTCGAAGTTTCGGGTTTTTCAGAGGGTGCGGTCTTCATATCTATTCATTTAGTCCACATTGCCCTCTATATAGAGGATTGCGTGTTAGCCAAGGACGAGTAGTAAACACCTGGAAATGCCGGCCATGACACCGTATGAAATATTGGGGGTGTCCCCAAATGCCTCGATTGAGGTTGTGCGAGCTGCATACATACAACTTGCACGTCAGCATCACCCCGATAAACATGGGCATGCAAGCGAAGAGGAACGCAAGCGACACGAAACCATCTTTAAGGATGTGACGAATGCCTATCAAAGCATCATGAAGACCCTACACGATCAAGGCACTCCTGGAACGGGAGCTTGGCAAATACCAACATCTTTAGATGAGTGGGAATCAACGTGGAATAAGGTCATGAATGTTCCCGAGGTAATGAAAACAATGAAGTCGCTCTTCAACATGGCGAAACAGATGCGGGAAGCACGTCAACGTGCGGCTTCGGCCGAAGAATGTGTCCTCCGTGCAACTCTTCAAGTTACTCCTGCGGATGTTCAAGATGGACGTAAGCGCAAGATTCGTGTATTGCCTTCAGGCACATCGGTCGCCGTAGATTGTGGCGTATTTCCCGCACCCTTTTGCGATGATGATGCTAATGTAGAAGTCGCATTCGAGATTGTGAGCAAAGATGCCGAGGTTACCGTCGATTCGTTCGAGCAGGGCAAGTGGGACCTATTCCGTCGATTGTCCGTCAATCTCGTTGAGTGGTTTGAGGGCAGCGTGCATGAAATACCACACGTATCTGCACACGGACCAATGTTTACAGTAGTCGTGCCGCCATGCGCATCTCTTGAAACTCCCTTAATCTTTAACGATGCATCACAGTGGCGGTTTGGCAACATTTACATAAGCATTGCTCTTGATTTGCCGAAGCAAAGTTCATGGGAAGGCCTTGAGGAAGTTGATCGAAAGAGATTCTTAGCCCTACTACGCGCCCTCTCCCAACCTGTACCGGTGCCCTAAAACCGAAAACCATTTAAGGATAAGAACACATGTAAAGACATCCCGGAAACTAGATTGTTCTGTGTGACTTTGCTTTAATGGCTCCCATCAAGAAGACCCCTTCTACCGTCACTCCTGCCGCCGCCGCACCCGTTGCTGCCCCGACTCCGGCAAAGGTCGTGAAGCCTGCAAAGGCTGCACCGACCAAGGTTGACGCCCCTGCCCCTATTGCCGACGTCGCCGCAACCGGCGCCGTTGTTGAGGCAGAGGCAGTTCCGGACAATGCCATGCTCAAGCTGGCAACCAAGATTCAGGCCGCCGCGGCCCTGATGAAGGAGATCCAGATCGAGCTCAAGGCCGCCCAGAAGGAGTTCGACAAGATGACCAAGACCAAGCTAAAGGCCGAGAAGAAGCGCGCCAACGCCCGCACTTCGCCTTCCGGCTTCGCCAAGCCTACCAAGATCTCTGATGAGCTGTGCGTCTTCCTATCGGTGGCCAAGGGCACTGAGATGGCGCGCACCGAGGTCACCCGCAAGCTAAATGCCTACATCAAGGAGAACAGCCTGTTCAATGTTGAGAACAAGCGCATCATCCTGCCCAACGCATCCCTAAAGAAGCTGCTGGGTTGCGGTGAGGAGGAGGTTAGCTTCTTCAACATCCAGCGTTTCATGAAGCGCCACTTTATTAAGGCAGTTGCACCTGTTGCGACCGCTTGAATGTAACAACCCTACTTTTTACCCGATGATTATTGCCATAACTACCGATGCACCGATCTAATCCCCCCTCAAAACAAACTTATTAAATGAATATAGACATGGAAGTTGACGCAAACATCACAGCATACGACGTAAAAGCTGACGTTGCCACTTACGATGCTGCGGGCGGCGTTAAGACTGAGCCCAAGCGGTCTGTTGACATTGGTGCCATGTATCGCTTGCCCAACAGCGTGGGCGTTAAGCGGAAGGCAACCGCACGCAGAGCAATGGCACATGTGCCCGTGACGGACGATGAGATTAACAAGCTTTCAAACATTATGTTGGGAATGAATGTCACGGATGCCCCTATACGTGCACGGAAGGCGCCTCGCAAGCGTCCCACCAACGTTGAAATGGCCACGCGTAGGTCGACTCGGGTTGTGAGCGCCCCCGTGCCTCTTGTGGTCGAATCTTCCAAGAGCGCCAAGACGGTCCGCAAACCTACGGCCAAGAAGCAAGTCGAGGCGTTGATCCGCACGGCACGTTGGAACAAGGATGCCACGGCACGCATTGAGGCAGCGGAGACCGCGCTCACCGTTCAGCTCGACATTGTAGCCAAGGCAAAGGCGGTGCTCGCACAAGAAGAGAGCAAGCTCAAGGCTATATTGACCAATCTAGAGGCGGCACGCAAGGACGTGATGGAGGTTGGTGAGCCTGTCGGTGACATGCCCGTTGAGATGGAAGGTGGCCGCAAAAAGAAAACACGTAAGTGATATCAAGGCTGTTATTTTTTGAATGTAAGGATAATATTTACAATCGTCTTCAATGCGCCTTGATAAACACGCACATCTTTGTGTTGCACTTGGGACACTTGCCCTCCATGCGTAGCCGGCCGTTCTTGCCGGTTACCTCGACCGGATCGTTCATGACGCGCTTGCCTTTGCACTTGACACAGTAGGCTTCCATGATAGGTGTGAATGAATAGGTCTACCTTTGGCGCGCATAATTAAGGGGCATTGCGTTCATCATTAACAGGCTTTTGTGTGAAAGTCATGTAACAAAGTGCAACCTACCAATGAGCTCACAAGGACACGAGCTTACGTACACAACCGATCGCTTGCGTGCCCTCAGCAAAGAGGCGCTTTTGCCGCAATCGCATGTTGAGTATCTATACAAACTTAAGGCGGATGGGTTCGAGCCACGCGTCCTTTACGATATAGGTGCATGTGTCCTACATTGGTCCAACGAGGCCCACAAGATATGGCCTCGTGCCACGATTGTCGCCTTCGATGCCTTTGACAAGGCCGAATTTCTTTACAAAGAGGCCGGCATGCCTTACCACATTGGCGTCCTCAGCAAAAACACCGGTGATGTCGTCGAGTGGTATGAGAATGCTACACATCCTGGCGGCAACTCATATTACCGCGAGGTCGGCTGTACGGCGGGCGACTTCTTCCCGCTCGGCACCAGCATGCCGCGTGTGACGTGGGCCCTTGACGACCTCGTGGCCGAGCATGACTTTCCGCTACCTGACCTAGTCAAGATCGACGTCCAGGGCGCCGAACGCGACGTCATTGAGGGTGGTCTGCACACCATCAACCATGCAGCACACATGATTGTTGAGATGCAGCATACGCGCTACAATGACGGTGCCCCCATGGTAGACGAGACGCTGCCGTGGATTGAGAGCGTTGGCTGGAAGTGTGCCGTGCACCGGTTGCACGACAACGGCCCCGATGCCGACTATGCTTTTGTCCGCATTTAAAGCCTAACTTATTATTTTTATGGATGTCCTTCACATTAAACATACAATGGACCCTGAGCGCCCACGCAAGGATCTCGTCGTCGGTGCTATAACCGGCTACAGCATGCCCCACGTAGCCGCGTGGCTACAGAGCCTTCAGAATGTAGGGTATGTTGGTGATGTTGCAATGATTGTTTATAATGGAAGCACAGAGTTTGTGGAGCAGTTACGGTCCATCGGCGTGCGTGTATTTACGTTCGTGCAGGCAGATGGCAACTACGTCTTTCCGGGCCGCCCTGTCAACATCGTCGTCGATCGCTTTCTTCACCTTTGGACCTTCTTGAGGGCCGAGCGACATGCCTATCGCTACATTGTCACAACCGACGTGCGCGACGTTATCTTTCAATCCAATCCGATGACGTGGCTCGAGGCCCACGCGGGCGATGGCAAGCGCCTCAACGTCGGGTGCGAAAGCTTGTTGTACCGCGACGAGTGCTTGTTTGGTGCTCGGAACATGCAAGACAGCTTCGGACCGGAAATCTGGGAGGCTATGTCACACATGATGATCTACAATGCAGGCACGATTGCGGGGGATGCTGGCGTCCTCCTTGACCTTTGCTTGGCCGTCAACTTGGTGTCCAGAGGTGGCAGAACATCGAACCCTGATCAAGCAGCCTTGAATGTTCTGTTAACTTTAGAGCCATGGGCGTCCATCACACGCAAGAACACGTCTGAGGATGGGTGGGCGGCACAACTTGGTACGACTCAAGCGCCCCAACACCAACCATACTTTGGCCAAAAATTGACGGACCCGACCCCTCTTCTTGGGAGCGACGGCATTGTACGAACATCTAAAGGTGTGCCTTTCTGTTTGGTACACCAATACAACCGTGATCCTACATGGACTACACAAATCCTACATCGTGTGTTCCATAAGTAAGGGGTAATCGTGGAGTACAAATGGCGGAAGTCACATACCTCGACGGCTTGACCATCGAGACAACCACCCACTTTGACATCGCCGGTCTTGCACATCGTCTTATGCTAAATGCAAACTTGGCTCGATTTCATCGATATGTAGCGACCGGGTGGGAGTACTGCACTGACAGTAACCCTGCATGGATTGCCGACAACAAAGGTGACATCATTGGTGTGCGCATTCGATGCATAGTAGGGATGGCTGCAAATACAAGGGCCCTTCATTGGCAAAATGTCCTGACGAACGAGACGTCTCTTGAGCCTGTTCGAGACGATATTCGCGTCAAGAGCCTTATGAAGCTATCGTTACGCCTCGGTGGCAAGGCATTCTTGGTGGGGGTGGTTCGGGAAAGTCGAAGCTTTTATACAGCTTAGTGTGTTGATGTACCCTCTTTTTTGCATTAAAGACGAATCGTTTTCATGAACCAAGTGTAGTGTAATAGTATTGCCGAGTAGTATAGAAGTAAGCCCCTGTGACATGAGTACAGATTGGTGCGAGCAAGAAGAGCGCTATTTGACAGAGCTCATAAAGATATCGCAGTATCTTTCGCAGCGTTACAACCTGACATACCTTCAATATAAACGCAAACAAACACGTATACGCATTCCGCAAATCATTTTAAGTAGTGTATCGGGTCTTCTTAGTATAGGAACTAGTACCTTCCCACCTGCCTATCAAGGTACTGTCAATATCAGTGTCGGGGTATCTTCTCTCGTAGTTGCGCTTATAGGTGCCATAGAGTCGTTCTTGAAGATTCCAGAAATTATTGCGGGCTCTCTTCAAGCGTCCATAAGCTATATTAAATTGGCCGAATCAATCACCGTAGAACTTGCTCTTCCGCGTCACAAAAGAAGCACATCAGGCGTGTTGTTCCTTCGTGAAAATCATAAGACTTTTGAAAAAATATCCGAATCGGCCCCCTCCGTGTACAAGGTGGTACGTTTTGTTAAGCCATACCCGTACGACAAACATGGCGGGCCTTCCGCCATAGAGGACCCCAGCGAAGAACTCACACCCATATCAATGGCGACATTCGAGGGCAAATCTTTAGAAAACAATGATTCTCCCGTTGGCGGAGCCGCCGGTTGGCGGCCGGCCCAACGAACCGCAATTGATTTACCTGTTTAAGGAAAGGGGGATAGGCATGGCAGCTCCATTCGTAGGTCTTGTCATCACAAGTTGCGGCTTCTTCGTGCCGGCCTTTCTGGCGTGGCGTCGTGGGCACAAGCGCATATTGACGACATGTACAACGGTAGGCATAACGAGTATTGCCTACCACGGGACCTTGACATCCCTGGCACATGCCGTCGACTTTGCGGTCGCTCATGTCGTCGGCTTCACTTGGAGCATCGAGAGCGTTCGTGTATGGATGTGCCAGCGGCGGCCCGTTGATGGTGCCGTATGCTTGACGACAGTTGCCAGCGTGGCGACCTATTGGTTCAAGAGCCGTGTCAACGACGATCTGGCATCCTCTCGCTACTGGCACATGCTCTTTCACATTATGTCTCAATCGGCCTGGTGCATCCATATCGTTTCGTTGTAAAAGGTAAGGGGTATAAGGAAGCACAAATGCTAGAGGCAACAGTGGATGTAGATCGGTATAGCACCATAAAAGACCAGGTACATGGTAGAAGCATTGTGCGACAATTGAATGCCGATGATGTCGCAAAATGGTCTGGGCATCTTCGGTCTAGTCAATTTGGGCTCCAAGATGCGATTGATGCGCTAAAGGCCGGAATGGACCTTTGGGAACTAGATGTTCAGAGCCGCATTCAAGCTATTTACGTGTGCCTTCCGAATGCCGCATCGACATGGCACCGCTTCAAGTTTGAGCGGTGTATTGCACGAGTCGTCGCACTTATGGAAACGCTCGGGTCCACAACACCCTTGTCTTACATCATCATACCGACAGCCTCTCTTCGCACATGGCCGCCCCGAGGTGCACCTGTTGAGGCGTCACACATCAATGGTGCATTCACCTATAGGGGACCGGCACACAATGGCCTTGTGATTGTCCATAGGTACGAGGAGTACCCAAAGGTTATGTTACACGAGGCACTACATCATACACGCATTGATCCCATGGCAAATGCACATGCGTTCCATGTAGGCAAAGTTATCATTCCCAATGTCCTATGGTCCGAAGCCGTCGTTGAGGCATTCGCCGATGTGTATAACGTTTGCTTTGTTGCGGCCGAAAGTGGCATGAAGGTAAATGCCCTAATTGAAAAGGAACGGAGGCATGCAGCCCACATGGCTGCATGTGTCCTACAACGCATTCGATCCCAAGGAGGCTGGACAGAAACGACCAATGCCTTTGCATATGTTGTCATCCGACATATTATCTTGGAAAATGGCTACTTTGGATTGGCTGCTCTCGAAAGGGACTTAAAGACATGGAGTTATGGTACGGTGATTGCCAAATCTGCAGATGTTGGAACGAATGCAGATAAGAGCATGCGGCTTACGATATTTGGCGATTGCTGATCCGTAATTATCAAAATACCATTTGTTTTTCTTCTGCACATCGGGTAATGGTGGGTAAGGCGACAGATATGACCATGTCAACAGATGTAGACAATCGAAATGCAGTAATTGTTGTCGCCATAAGTATTTCCTTTATTGTCATGTGTGTTGGTGTGCTCGCCATCGTGCCAATTGGTAAGAAACAACACACAATATGGGGGCTATTTGTGGCACTTGTTGTTCTCATTGCCCTTGGTATCTTGGCTTCTCGACCACACATCAAGGAAGGTTTTGGACCAACAGTATACCAGTGCTCTTCTGGAGACCCTTCGTCTTGTCCCATTGATAAGCCCCTCGAAGAAATCGATGCAAGCGTAATCGCCAAGTTGCCCCTCAAGCCTTGCAACTTGTACTTGACAGACCATATTCAAGAATGTGATGATGGCATGTATCAAATGCATGTCCTTGAATTGAAAGAGCGCCGTGCCACCATGGAGGCAGAAAACGCGACCTTCCATTCTGACGAAATTGCACGCATCAATCGTGTTCTTGAAGATGCTGCCCGACTAAAACGCCGTCAATGCAAGTTCACCATGAACGATTGGGTGCGCCCCGATCACTCCTCGTTTCCACTGTTGAAAGTAATGCGAAGCGACAGCGACAATCGCGGGCACCCACGTCAATGGGCGTATTGTTATGCCCCTCTAGCGGCAACCGGTGCAAAGGAAGTGTTTCTTGCATCACTCGAAAAAAATGAGCGTGCCAACGGTGAAACCCTGGCACGCACGGGTTTTAATTACAAGCTGTCCAATGAGCTTGACAATGAACGTGTTGAGTTTAACACCATGGATGCAGAACCCCTTCGCCGAACATTCTGCACAATCTTTAATCCGGCCCTTGTGCCCGGACTGCAACCCTTTTATTCGATCTTGAAGATGCAACCCCGCTTTATGGCACTTGACCTTACACCCGATGGCATCATTATTAACTTTGAAGTCTATGATTGGGACGATGGCTTTCTTCGCCGCATTGATCCTTCCGCTATGATTGAAGTAGAAAGCGGTCAAGACAACAATGCAGAAATATTGAAGATGGACCCAAAAATGCCGCAAGAGCCTGCCCGATTCAATATCGAAACATCATATTATTGCAAAACCAATAATATTCGAACCATGAAGAGAGTTTACACAGAGGCTGCAAAAACATTGTTCGCTGAGGTGGTCGAAGGACGGTCCCTGATATTTCAACTTAAATACACAGCTAATGTTTATGTTTTTAATGTGAATGTGTGCGATAGAGTCGACAAAGTTGAAACAATGTCCGGAGACCTTGAAAAGATCCTTGGGAACTCGCAAGTCCGCAATACTCCTATCTCTGGGTTTGGCTTTTGGTCCCGAACCGAACTTATACGCTTAAAAAATACGTACAGGTCACACATGTGTGACTTAGCCATTGAAATGACAAAAACATACAAGGATATTCAGGATGTTTTGGCCGAGCAACGCAAGCAAGGTGAGGAATACCGTTTATACAGCCAGCCCGATAGTGGCCAGCGTGTTGTCATGACGCCTCAAACGATTGCAAAGCAAGATATTTTTAAAGACCTCCGAAAACGTCAACTTGACCTTGAGTCAAAATTTGTGTTGGAAACAAAAAGAAAAAAGCTGTATGTTGAAATCATTAATTTAGTAAATATGATGATTGCGGACCTTGAGCGCAAAATGGAAGCCATTGCTGACAACATGCTCACTCGAGTGAAGGGAAAGAAATTGGCAATTCTAGAAAAGCCCTACAAATACATTACGAATGATGGGCGCTTATACTTTAAGATGTAAAACGAGTTTATCATGCATTTGGCCATCATTTGGCCATCATTTTTCTAGTATGCATATTAGAGGTGAATCAATAGCAAAACATGGGAGGAGGTGGAAGTAGGCCAGCGCCATCACCGCCTTATAATCCTTGTAATGATTGGTCCATTCCGTTGCATCACTACAATGTCGCTGAATACACAGGTAAAGACCAAGGGAAAGGGTTGAAGGACCAAGCATTACGTCATGTTTATAAGCGTGAGGGACGCTCTTGGAATAATGGATATCAGTCGTGCGTCTTTGAAAACGGCCACATCGACAGATCATATTACAGAGACAAAGATACGTATCTTGACTCGCGGTTCGTGTTCTACAACCCAAATGGCAGCATGAAGTGGTGTCAGTTGCGCAACTATGACAAAGGGTGGGACTACAAGAATTGGAACATTCGAAATACCCGTGACTTTTACAATTACTGCAAGTTTTATGACCTCGCCGTGCCGGCCATTCGAGGCCAAGCGGGGGCCTATGTACCACCGAGACTTACCTCAGGCACATCCACAATGGACATTGGCGCAAAGGACCTTACAGCAACGGATCTCGGCAATGTCTCTGGAAATGTTGACAAAATTACAATACCAGAGGGCTGGGCGGTGCGTATATGGTCCGGCCTAAAGTTTGACGGCATGAGCATTGACTACACGACGCCAGGGGAACACAATATGGGGAGCCGATCATCCGTGCGTAGCTTGCAAATAAGCCCGATGCGGCCCGTCGTAATGAGTGGGACTCCTCATGCTCAATCTACCTCGGTAAAATGGACTGCAACTCTGCGAAATGATGAGTACCGTTTTGTCGACATCAACGACGGGACATTTGCCGCAAGCTATTACTACAACGATACTGCAAAGATTCAACAAGTTCTAGTGCCAATCGGCTACCAATTGACACTCTATAGCGGCGACGGTTTTACAGGCACAAAACAAACTATCCATGGCCACAACACGAATGGGTGGGTTGCGGCAAACTTCGCACCAAAGAGCTTGTATGTGAAGGTCATCGTTCCTGTCACGTTCTCAAAGTCATTATACTCGGGCTTTCCGACCGGACTCATTGCTGGCAAAAATGCAATGGATCCATCGCGCCAAGTGGCAAGCATACGTGTGCCAAACGGCGTCATCGTGACGGGACGGTCCGAGGGCGCCCCGACTCGTCAAATGCGAGGTGACCTTGGGTCCATCGATAAGCAATACCAGATACTAGAGGTTAAGGTCGAATACAACACTCGCTCAAACGCTAATGTAATTGATGACATGCCGGTGCGAACAGAAACGATTTATTCAAAAGTTGATTTTGCGAAAACTTGCCAAAAAACGTGTGACACAAATGTTGATTGCGCGGCCTACTACGCCGTCAAGATGATGCGCGAGTGCCCGAACCCGGTCGCCAACGACGGGCAAACTGAGGGCGGATGCAAAAATGTATGCGGGTACTATGAAAACCAATGGGAAAACATTAGATTCGGAGATTATAAGAATGTAGAACCATACTTGTTTGAAGGCAACGTACATGTTAAGAAATTATGGAGTACGACGCCACTTAAATAAGGCATAACAAGGCCATATGAAAATAACTTATTTTGTAATTGAACAACCATAAATTGATCAATCCATTACTTAGAGCGCCAATTTATGTTGCGTTAACAGAGGGTGCTACTAGGACACGATGCCAATTGAGGATATTGACTACCTTAAGGCACATAGTGTGAAGCAAAACTACGTTTTCTTGGTGGATAGCAAGGACCGCGATCGTTCGACACATCCAACCCCGAGTGAGTATGTTGTTCGATTCCCGACGCCCTTTCAGAACATTGTGGGTATGGAGGTCCTTGAAGCGACGATACCTCGCACAATGTACAACATCGATGTTGCCAATAATACAATCCGATTTTGCATCTATAACACTTCCGATGGATCCGTTCCGGATGCTCCCTCGTTCACAACCGTTGAAGTCCCAATTGGTGACTACAGCATACAAACATTGCTACCCGCTCTGAATGCGGTGATGCTCGCAAGTGTGCTTCAAGATAGTGAAGGTGCCGTGAGTGCGGGAATAACCGTATCATCATTGAGTAGCCCGCCTGACGTTCGAAACACATTGGTCCTAACATGTCCGTACTCGTTCATTATTGACATGGAAATGTCAACGATCGCGGAGGCGCTCGGCTTCGATCTACATTCTACAGGTGATGCAGCACGCATAAACATCAGTGCAACACGAACTCCGGGTGCATTCATTGCACCAGTGAGTGGTATTGTTTTCGTTGAAGGAGGTGGACAAGTTATGAACGGAGGACGACAAGTTTTCGAGGTGGGCGTTGGTCGTTCGTATGAATGGCGTGGCGCGACTGGCACCACGGGATCCATCACCATTCGATCACCAAGGCTGTATGCAAGCACGGATCGTGAATGGCCATCAAGAGGACCGGATATTCTCGTTTTTCAAGGTCCTCGAGGTGTCCTACGATCACAACCAATTTCCAACTTGAAATGGGCAGCGCAACGTTGGACAGCGCCATATGATGCATTTTTTGTTGGTCTTGATGTGGCCTTGGCATCATCATCCACTAGCATCGATGATTTTGTGTTGTGGGAGGTTCGGAGTAATGCATCTGGATCTCCGGGGACCGTAATGGCAACAGGGCAACTTGCCATTTCTTCCGTAGACGGCTCTTTTAGTGACGCAACTGTGAACGCCACTGTGAGCGTTAATGTGTATGCAAATCAAGACTATTGGATAATAGTCTACAATAACGACAATCTTAAACCCGTAAGTGTATTCTATAATGATGTGTCATCTAGCGCTGCCAATGGCACAACAACATTTCTTAAAAGTGATGCTGGGGCAGCAGGGCCATGGGTGCCTGCTGCGGATACCGCAAATATTTTCTACCACATGTCGATGCGAGTTCGTATTGCAGAAGCATTTCATCGATTGGAGGCTCCAGGTATTGTTTCGCTTGTGGGAGAGCGTTATGTAACCTTGCGTTGCCCGGAGATTGAGGACAACATGGTGCGCTCGCTCTCAGTAGGCCGTCACACTCTCGGGCTCGCCAAATTGCGACTTGGAGTGATAGGCTATAGCGAAAATAGGTTGGACTTTAACAAAGTTGCATTACGAGAGTTTCATCCTATAGGTAAACTGACAAAGTTGACATTGCGCTTTGAGCGTCCCGGTGGCGACCTTTACGATTTTAAGGGTGTAAACCACACCATCATATTTGCCTTTCATTACTATGAGCCAAAGCAAACAGAACGCTTTGAGAGAAGCCTGCTAAATGGAAATTATACGGGTGACATTCTTGCTTACGTTCGCGAAGAAGATGACCAAGAAGATAGTGACGATCAAAGTATAGACTACAACGAGGACAATGCAGTATTTGCACAATGGGAGCGCATGCAACAACGGTGCCTTCCGGAACAACAACGTGTCATGGACTTAGAGGCCCTTGACTTTATAAAAAGCGGAAATGCTGCCCATTAAGCTCAACCAAAAAACGACACCCTCACCGGTCCCAATGATCGGACATTGAATATGACAACTATTCACTTAAGCCGCGCTGCGCCCGTGATCTTGATTGACGCCAGCTACTTCACAATCCATCGGCTCTTTGCGACGTCGCGATGGTGGTCTATGAAGAACAATGAAGAGGCCGGAGAGGAAGGCTTCGTCGAGGCACTTATCAAACATTCAAATGCCGACATCACGAAGATCCAGAAAAAGTGGGGGCTCATAGGGCGCGGTAACAAGGCAGTGGCCCCGGACAACATCATATTCTGCTATGACTGTCCACCGTCGTCTATATGGCGTATTCAAGTATACGAGGAATACAAGCGGCGCTATAGGACTCAATCTGCAGATGGATGTGAGGATAGCCACGATGTTTTACGCGACTTTCATGCACACCACAAAGTTGCCCACTCCAAGCTCGAAGCAGATGATGTTGTGTGCCTACTTCACCGTCAAGTACGTGCCATAATGGGAGAGCAACAACAGATCATCATCATATCGAGCGACCACGACTTCTTGCAGCTCAAGGACGAAAAGTGCGACATATTCTGCTTGCCGCTCAAGGATATTTGGCCAGACGGCGTCAAGAAAGGAACGGCCGACATTCGCCGCAAGGTGCTCATGGGCGATCCTAGCGACAACATACCGGCGGTGCTCACCAAGAAGCAAATCAATGCTTACATGGCGCTTGATGAAGCACGGCGTGAGGCCTACTTGCGCCAACTCGGACGCTACGAGGCATACGAATGCAACAAGACACTCATGTGTTGGACATGCATTCCAGGCGCCCTTGCCGAAAGCTTCAACATGACTTGGATAGTTGAGGGATGAACCTTACGTGTCATTTTTTGTCATTTTACATTATGCGCCTTCAATGTAACAAAGCATATGAGGACAAAGCCGAAACCACTTGGCATTCCCAAAGAAATCTTGTGTCTGCTATCGGCCGCCCAAGCCGCAAAGACGCAAGCCGAGTACAAAAATGCTGTACAAGGCTTGAAGGATGCCGACATTGGCTGCAACGACGCTCAGCTCTCGACGCTCGTGTTTCTCATAGCCTTCTCTCGAGTGCTTTTCAGTTCGGAGCTCAAAGCCAACTCGGCGCATTGCATGTTTACGTACATGACGGCGTCGATGGTGGGGTCGCAAGCAACCGTCCCGCTGTTCATCAAGTTCGCACTTCCCAATCCGTTAGCCGATTCGCCCTTGAACGATACCATAAATGGGTACATGTTGACTTGGCTCAAACTGCGAGAGCCGCGCCTTCAATGCCTGATGACGTACGTCGACTGCTTCACGACCCACATTACTCCCATCTCTCAAAAAGCGTTAGCAAAGCTCAAGTCGAGCTGGATTCCTGCCGACATGTTCGAGGCGCGACAGCCAAAGGCCGTGTGCGGTCCGGCCAAGACGCCGGGCTCGAGCGACATGGTGATGTGCTCGGCCTTTGTTGCCGTCAAGGGCAAGTCTCTGAGCACCACCATCAAGGACCAGCGTCACCCAATCGCGTCGATCTTGAAGACCCTTCCCGAGTTCCTCGGGGCAATTGCCTACTTGGGCATCAACCTCGGCTTCGCGCACAATGACAGTCACTTTAGCAATATTCTGTACGGTGTTGAAGGGACCGATAAAGCCGATAAAGGAAAGCGCCTCATATTGATAGACTACGGCCGGGTCACGTTCGACAAAGAGCTCCTTCAAAGCTACGGGGCCCTACAGACCTTCATCGATCGCATTCCGATCGATGTGACCAAGCTGTGCATACCGAATCCGCCACATCGCGACCTGACTAAGATGACCTTCGAGGGCTTCATGGCCTACGCAGCCGACGGAAACATATCAGCAGCCGATGCACGCAAAGAGATCGATGACGATTATACCGATGAGCACGAGTACGACGATGACTACGACCCCAAAGGCGCTGCGCCTGCCATGATGCTCGTTGCAAAACACTTGTACTTATGCGACTTAGCATGCATGGGCGGCAACTTTGCGAATATGCAGCACCGAATGGCTGACCCTGCGCAAGCACCCGATGTTGTGCGTATGTCCAATCTCTTTCCTGACCTTCTTTCATTCGAGAACTACGGACAAAAGAATATAGTCAAAAAGGCACTTTCCTATGAGGGCAGGAGCATCGCTCGCCGCTATTGGAATGTGGAAATGCCTGCATGGGAGCGTGCACTGTTGTGCTGTGCTTTTGCGGCATGGCTGCTGTACACCGTTCAAAGCAAAAACGGCACCGAGGTTGACATGGCGAAGCTTGAGGACAAGGATCTCTTTTGGAGGGGCGGCATGCAGATCAAGTGCGACAAAGGCTTCTATGTGAGGCTCGAAAAGGCCCTTCAAGAGAACGTCGGCATGGTGGACACGATTGATAAATGGCTGCTCGAGCAGTTTGAAGCTACACATGTTGACACTCTTGTGAAAACGATTGGCGGTAATAGGCGGGCATGCGCGATGGGCCTACCCGATATGTTTGACGGAAAGGATGCGGCATTTGATGCTTACATTCAAATGAATTACCCGATAGAGGCTATGGCAAACGACACGTCGGCACCAAAGAAAAGGCGGGCTACACGCAAGCCTTTTACACGCAAAAGTACAACAAAAGCAATGTGATTTTGCTACCTATATGTAAGTGTGGATAAGGCTGTACGTGTTGACAATGCCAAGTGTCCCCCACGACTACAGTGGTTTCAGCCCCAAAGAGCCCCCCATGAATCCATACACTATGGCGGCCCTTGCGGCTGCCGCAGGACCAGGGCCCGTTCCGCATCCGGTCCCTGCACGCGTCCCAATGCCCATAGTTGCTCGGCAACCAAATGCTCAAATTGCACAAAGCGATCGGCGATTCGGCATAAAAATAAAGATAGCCGTCATTGCCGTCATTGCGTTCGTTGCACTGTCATCGGCAGTGTTTTACCGATTCGTCGATACCGTCACATGCTCTATTTGGGTTGGGACGGGCCCATGCATCATTGCGGAGACGGGCAACCCCACGATGAAGGGGACGATGATAGCGGCGACTCTGATGTTCTTGATCGTGATGTGGACGTTGCGTGTACTGTAAGTAAGTCTTTGTAGGCCTCTTTAGCAGCGTGTGCCACACGGTCAATGCGCACCTTATGTGGGCTTGCAGGGTCAGAATAGCACCGTGCATACCATGTGTGATATAAGAAAGGCGCGCCTTCGTGGTCATAAAGAATTGTCGTGGTCGGATCATCATGAAATAGTATACCTTCTTTTTGTGCAATCGGTATGTTTTGGGATCGCATGTGCTGATCTGTTATAGGTGCCGTGCTTACGTAAGATTGTCCTTTCAAAAAGAGGGGATTCGTGTATCGTAGAAGGTCGAAAAAGTGCGGATAAAAGGGTTCAAGATTGAAAGAAAACTGCGCACACTCGGCATGACTCGGCGCCGGTGCAAGTGCTCGCAGATAGCATTCGAGAGAGTGCCAAGGTATTTTGTTCTGCATTGCATCAATGATTGTCGGCTCGTGGTTTTCTGTTGACTTTATTTTTCGAATAGCCCTCATGTGAAATACATTGAAAAACGGATTCATGCTCGCAGGGTTACCCCACTCTCTAGGGGTCAATGTAAGCCCGTCACTCATGCCACAATAGTGATGGTTCGTGCGTTGCATATAGATCATGAGCTCATAAAGGCGAGTCGGATTCCACAAAAATGCATCGTCGTCAATATTAATGATCCAATCGTACATATCAAAGTCTTTGCTGAGAATCCGGTCCATGTACTCGTCGGGCCTTGGATTTTTGATAACAATGCGAGGAAATGGGATGTGAGCCAAAAATGTAACACATTTGCCATAGAGGGCTATATCATTGTGGCGTGTTATGATGACAGCATTAAAGCGTGTCCAGTTCGGCACCGGCATTTTACTTCTTACTCAAAAGCCTAATCCTACGTAGTACTTAGTACCTACGCTTAAGCCGGACGCCCCCGTATGGGCGTTTCACACGCTTGCAAATGCCTATTATGAAGTGGTCATGGAAAACTCGCGGATTGCCGATTTAGAAGCCGCGATTCGAGACACGTCGACAGAGGTTCTAAACATAGAAATGGATATATGTGAACTCCATGTCGACATGTCGCAAATGGCTGAAATCTATTCCAAGACGAATGCATGGCAAGCGTTCCCCTACGAGGGGTGTGCCGAATGCCTAGCACGCACTGCCTTTTGCGACATCAAAAATTGACTTCGAGTGATAAGTGATATCGAGCATACACAATGAAAGGCTCACTTACAACGCGGATTAAGAATTTAGAGTGGAGCACGAGTGAGCACCTCGTGAAGCAGATATGTAAACTGCCGGAGTGGGAGCGCAGTGGGAATGCACCCATGCTGAACCTACCGAAGATTTGGCCACAGTATGAGGGAATCTTTATGGATTATCTAGTGCGTAGGGTGGTATGGGAAGCCAGGTCCTATAAAGATAAATTTAAAGACCGACACATCAAGTTCTATGACAATAAATGCAAATCTACTCCATTTGGTAACGACGTAATCAGCAAATGCTTCAAATACAACTGGCTCCTTGCTTACTCGAAGTTTTTCGACGATTTGAATCCTACCGAAGACATAATATTTGATGTTCTCGTCGTTTCAGCAGCACAAGGATTTTACAGAGAAAGCAACGCAGAAGAAAAGTTCATGGAAGTCACGAAGTGGGTTTGTGAGGACAACCTAGAAAAAGTTAAAAATTTTATGACTAATCTGAAAGGATTTGTGAGTCCACGAGTGCAACATGCAACCCATATCAGATATACGCCCGCGCTTGGCGATGATGACATACCTGCTGATGCCGACCTTCTTATCGGCACCAGGTTGGTTGACATCAAAACCATTAACCATGCACCTAGCACGCGGGAGCTCTATCAGCTTCTTGGGTATGCCACGCTTGCATGGGATGCCCATATCGAGGTTGACAGTGTTGAAATATGGAACTTCTATACGGGCGACGCATACACGATAGACATTGGTGACTGGCACGGCAAGAATTCGTTTTACCGGTTCTTAACGACAGGAGAGCTGGTCGAACTAACAGACGCAGTGGAGGCGGTGGAGGTTGACGCGGCGGAGGCGGAGGAGGAGGCGGTGAATGAAAACACGGATTATAGAGACAACGACAGCGAGTTTGTATCAAGTGACAATGGCGTGGTAGACGGAAGGAGCGTTGCAGGCATAGCACGCTGGATTTCCAACACAGTGAACTTGTGCCTGGCGCGACTGTTACAAAAAATGACTTCATGGATAAGAACACCACTGCATTAAGCATTCTTTAGCACACTCCACACCATGGAAGTGCCGCTCCTCCGCTTCATTCGCGAGTTTGAGGGCCATCTTAAGTTTTTACAAGGGACGTACCCAGCATTTGGTATGTACCTACAAATGACGTTTCCAAAGGAGGACGTTTCCCTGACGTTTGACAACAAGAAGACGTAGTCCTATAAGGATACATTGCCTTTATATTTAGAATCATAATGTCATATGATTTATAGAGTTTGAGCTTTGGATGCGTTCGCTTGACGATGAGCGCTTTCAGCGAGCAACTGATAACTCAATTTGCAACATGGAGGCGCGGTTACAGTTGTTAGAAGAAGCAATGGCGGTTTTTCATCGTCGTTTACAAGCTTTAGAGCAAACACATGCATCTGTATCAAACAACCCCGTTTTTGAAGAGCGACTGCAATTCGATGGATCGGAGGACGAAGGATCTCTCGAATGGGAGGGAATGCCAGAGCAAAAATGAGGAGTTAAACAATGCAAAATGATGAGTGATGATTTTTTTGGTCAAGTTTGTGTTTTACTTTTTGGCGACGGTCTTCTTCACGACCTTCTTGGGCGGGGGAGGCGGCGGGGTCGGCTCCCGCTCCTCATCCTCCTCTTCGGATTCCTCCGGCTCCGGCACGGGTGCGGGCTCATCCTCCTCGACCTCTTCCTCCTCGTCCTCATCGGAGTCGGGGAGCATCACAGGCGGCGCCGGTGCAACTGGCTTTTTAGGGGCAACCGGCACCGGCTTCTTAATCGGGGCGGGTGCCGCTGCAATCACGTCAGCTACAAGGTCCTCGTCGACCTCGCTGCCACCCTCGTCATCCGTGTCCTCCTCCATGGCTGGAGCATTGACGACCTTCACAGAGTCAAGGTGCACCTCGGTCGCCTTCAACAGGCATCCAAAGCCGGTGCTGGTGATCCACACACCGGTGAACTGGTACAGAATGCGTGCACGAGTGTCACGAAGGCTGTCCTTCACATCCTTGAACTCAAGAGCGTTCTTCTCGAGATCAGTGCACACGAAGTTAAAGGTGTCCGTCTTCTCGTCGTACGGCAGCTTGATGCGCATGGACGATGGTAGCGTGGTGCTCGGCAGCTTCGTGTCGCGATCGATGGCGAGCTTCACGATCGGCGAAAACTTGGCCTCCACAATCTCGCGCATGTTCTTGCAGTCGCTCTTGAACCAGGCCAGGCGGTTCTTGTAGGCTGCATCGATCACTGCCTCCTGGATCTCCATGAGCTTTTCGTGAACATGCTTGACCGCCGGGTTGCGGTCCACGTCGCGAAACGACAGGCTTACAGTGAACTTGCGGGGCCCATCGTGCGGCTTGTTCAGCTTGTCGTCAAGAGCGTAGCTGTCGTTCAGGCCATAGTCGATCGGCATCAGCGCCGACTGCATGAAGAAGCGGCCACCCTTGTAGGTCATGTTGACCATCTTGGCGCCACCAGCACCCTCGAGCGTGCGGACGTCGCCGAAGCGAATCGCCGAAACATCGATGTTCTTGGCCTTGACGGACATGGTTGAGTAAAACTTGAGACTGTGAGCGAGTGCCTTGGGCAAGTGTACAGTAATGAACTGTATCGCTTAAGTAGTTTTGGGTGGCTAAAGACTAAATGTGACGCGTCCTTTTTTGGGGTTGCCCGACGTCTTTGGGTTGCTGAATACAAAATGTGCAATACCAGATAGAGGAGGAAAGGAGTTGTAGCAAGTACATTGTAGGTAGTTATGTCGGGACCGTCCACTATATTAAAGATGCAAACAGCCGGAGGTTTTGCATGCTTCGGTAAATCGGATTGCAAACCTACACCATCGTCCGCATCTGCACGTGCTTCAATACGTACTACTCTACAATCGGCTAAAACAGTACGCGAAGAGGCCCGCACTCTACGTGCTGACCAATGGAAAGCCTTGAGGGAACAGAAGAAGGCTGCTCGAGCCGATCTTCTTCAAGAGTTGGCTGCGCAGGTACAATTGGTTTATAAAGACCGCTTGGCCAAGGAGCTCACCATCCTACGTCAAACCGATCCGAACATGGATGATAGCGAGCGTCGAAAGGTGGCTATGATGCTGGCAGAAGAAGTAGCGTACCGTATGAAGGTTGTCGGTGCCGATGCGATTATCCTCAAGGTGGACGAGATGTTCCCGAGAGCAGGAGGTAAGCCGCGTGCACGTGGGTCAGTTGCCAAACAACCGACATCTTCTACAACTAAGAAGAAGCTCGCGTCCGCTAAGAAGAAACGCATCACTAAGTAGAGATGGCATGGCATCATGGTTGAGTGACCCCTTCATCGTGCGCAACCTAACCTACGGCATTGAAGATAGCCTAATTTCGACTACAGGTGTTGTTGTCGGCGTCGCCTCAGCGGGCTTTGGCTTACCGGCTATCCTTACGACGGGTGGCATCCTCATCTTTGTCGAGGCAGCAAGCATGGCGTTTGGGGCATTTTTAGCGGATGAAAGTTTTTTGCTTACTACAAAGGCTGCATACACGATGTCCCAAGTTTTGTTATATGCAGCAGTCATGTTTGCATCATACGTGATGGCGGGCATAATACCTATGATCCCTTTTATCATGAAGTGGAAGAATGCCATTCCGGCTAGTGTTGCCCTTGCAATGTTTTCATTGTTTCTCTTAGTGATTTGGATTCAAAGAGACGTTCTTAAGGCACTCGTGCTTACAGCAATTGGCACACTCATATTGGTTGCTAGCATTACTGCGGGGCGCAAAATTGGTCAAATACGGTGACTTAAGACGTGGGGTCTATAAACAAACATATAGGTAAGGCGCCATAGATGGAGGTCGATGTCACACTACCGATGCCGCCAACGATGCAATTAGCGACGCAAAATCTCCTTATTTGCATGCACCGACCATATAAAAGCAATGGGGCTCCGTGTCGCAAAGAATGCCGCAAGTGTGGTTATTGCGGAAGCAACCATAAAGCTGAGGCTCAACGTCCCGTACAACGACTTTTGAGAATCATGTTGCGCAACGAGAATAGATGGGATTGGGACAATGTTATTAAGTACTTTGCACGGGCGAGACCGGATTATGTATGTGATCGATCAAATACACTTATGACCGCGGCGGTCATGCTTGAGTACATATTTCCCAAATACGAGCTGTCCATAAAAGCAATTACTATAGGTTGGATTGGTCGCATGTCGCCAGCGTCCTTCATTGCCGAGCGATACTTCATTGCGGCTATGATTTCGAGATCGCCATTCTTGATGCGAGGACTCGTAAGCGCCCAACGCCTTGTGCGCAACTTCATCGCTAAACAAAGCATGATACTTCTAGGGCCTTGGACAGGGCCAGGCTCATGCATGGCACCAATGAATGATAAGGACCCATTTACACTCGAATCTATAACAGATATTCCTCAGAACGAGCGCTTTAGCTATGTGTGTAAACATGGGAAGTTGTATGTATTAAGCTTATCCGAACTTTTAAGATATGTCGATGCCAATGGCGGTGAAGCCATCAATCCCTTCACCCGGGAGCTTATAACTGAGGAGGCATCGCAGCGTCTCAACCGACTCGAGGCTCGATTGCCCATGCTTGCACGCAATCCTATTATAGTTTGGAGGACGCCAACCGATGCATTTGTCGACGTACTTCATGGATACGAAAGGTTGGGATTTTACACACAAATAGAATGGTTCTCTAATATTCACCCTTTTAACGTCTATTACATCTATGAGCTCATGAACCTAAACCCTCACATTCCAACAAACATATTTCTCATGAATGAGTTGGACGTTGCCGTCGAAGAAGACCCGATGGAAGGTCCTCGTTACGCACTCGCGATGGCCATGAAAAAATTAATACGTGAGCCGTGCGACATGCAATTTTACACAATATGCTCACTCTTCTTGGCCATAGCCGACCATAACGCCGAAATGGCTCAAAGTTTGCCTGCATGGGTCATGAGTACCCGGAGTGGGCTTTAAATAAGGATGTGAAAGCCATTAAATTACACGTTGTTGTTTTGCGTTGCACACTCTTACTTTTTAAGGCCAATGCCTTACCAACGACCCCCAAGTCACGTCTTGAAAAACGAGACCGGTGTTCCTTTTTGCCCAATCCGGATCTGAGGTTGCCCGTGGATCAAAGAAGGCTGTTCCGTTCCATGCATACCAGTTAAAAGGTGCACGTATTGCACCTCCACTAAAGACATCGCGTTTCATGTGATCGATCAGCATGCAGTCAATGGTCCGGACGCCAGCAATGTCTTTCATGAGCGCATTGTAACAGATGCGAGCGCCCTCAAGGGTAATTACATATGCGTGCGTGCAAAATACAGGTGTACGCTGAATGTGACCGGCCATCATGTAGTCGATCTGATTGCCAAAGTACATCAAATGGTAGTCGGTCGGCGTTGCCGCAAAGTACTCGGGGGCCAAGGCTCGCCAGTGACTATGAAAGCACACGTCGTCCTCGAATATCGTGGCGTAGGGCAGGCCAGTCTTTATAATGTGGGCCCATAGGTCAATGTGTGACAAGAAGCACCCTTGCTTACCAGGGTAGCTTACGAACTCGCCGTCACTTGGATCGAAAGTTGGTGTTTGATGCCGGGCCCAACCTGCCTCGAGGGCCCCACGCACACGTGCATCTACTCCGGCCCATCGCTCACAATTACAAAAACCGGCCGCCTGTATCTCGGGCATCACCTTTGCAAGCCGGTCGGTGCTGGCAGCGAGGTTGACAACGAAGGTCGGGCCGATAAGGATGTCGTTCCATGTTGGCGGATGTGGCATTTGAGAGAGACAGCCTTGTAGGTCATACTTATATATGTCTCTAAGCCCGGTTTACACGCCCCTCGATCCAATCGACATCGAGAATAGGCAGCATCGGGTGACATTCCCACATGCGGGTCTTAAGGAACGTGTGGACGTGAAAATCAGTCTTGTAAAAGTGCATGCAACCGTCAGCCGGCGACTTCATGAACTCTTGGTACCGAGGTGGCAGTAGGGCACATGATGTCGGAGGCAAGATACAGAGAAGCTGTGTCAAGGGCTTCACCCACTCACTGTCACCAGCGTGGTCGCCAACATTGGTGGCAGGAGCCTTCCAAGCATTCACCCGACCCCTCAACACCGCGCCCTCCGCCCTGACCGTGTTGGTCAGGTCACGGATGCTCGGCGCGTAGCCCCAGGGGTAGTACCACTTCGAGTCCTTCGGCATCTGCTTGTAGTAGCGGTAGACCCAGGCACAGCCCTGCAAGTAAGACCGTGTGCTGTCACGGATCAACGTCGGGATGTTGCGCTTGTGTATGGGCGTGGTCGTGCAGCTGAACAGGCCCGCATAGTACGTCGTGTACCAGTCCTTGCACTTGCCGCTACCAATCTCGACAGCCACCGGGTCGCGGTTCTCGGGCAGCAGCGGGAAGAACTCGACGCGCTCCTCCGGCGTACGTGCATGGCACCGGCGCTCAAGGTTTGCCTTGCAAGCCTCGAAAACACGTTGGCTCTCTTCGGCCACCAGCTCCTCGAGGACCAAGCCAAATGTATGCCAGTCGATCGTCGCAGTCTCCGGATCCACTAGCGGAGCAGGGGCCGCCGATGCCAGAACACGTCCATATGCACGCAATATGCTCTCAAGGCCCGCCTCTTTGAACGTCATGGCCGGGAGTGCCGGGATGAAGTCGTTGCCCAGCAAGAAGCACAACACGATGTACGTCTCGATCCACACGTCGGCACTGGTATGAAAGGGATCCGTCAGGGCCTCGGCCTCGACGGGCCAGCCATAGTGCGTGTGGACGTCCGACAAGATGCCACGGCGCAGGGCCGTGATGTCGACATAGAGGAAGGGGCTATCGGGGGACCCTTTCGTCTGTGTTTGCTGTGGCTCTCGCATCAAGTAAATGTCAGGCAGATGCGACATGAGGGCCAACATAATCAAGTCCGCATCGAGACCGTAGATGATCGTCGCTGCACCCATGTCTTGGGACCGTGTGTTATACCAATTGCTGAGCCTCTTGAAGATCTTGTGCTCGCCCTCGCCCGGCTCATCGGCCGGGGACACCCATGCCCTATCGGCCCATGGAACTGTTTTTACGAAGGTGCGCAACGTGGTTGCCAACGTGGCCATGAAAGACGTTCCGGGCGATATGGCACATGTGTCCCACGTAGCCTCACTTTCACCGTCATTTACTTGAATGGCCGCACGCTTCGCCTTGTCAAACATGCCCATGTAGCGCCGCTTGCGTTGTTGGACCATCTTGGCCCGAGGTGCCACACCATCAAGGCAAACGCCAACCTCGGAACTTGGCTTGACTGTGTCCACAAGCCAGCTTAGGTAGGCCATTGTCTCGGCACACACCGACTCGTCAGACACATGCACGCCGGCCGCCGTCAACTTGTGAACGGCCTGGTACACAGCACCGTTAAAGTCCATGTACAACTCGCATATGTTCAGTGGAGGAGTGGATCGCAAGATGCCATCATGAGACTTGCAGATCACATAGAAATAATATGGGATCCCCATCTTTTACAGAGCAAGGTGAATGAGATGGACGCCTTGGCAACACTTCACCATGTAGTAAACAAAACACTAGATCCTTAAATGTGGGGTCATGCATTCCATTTTTGCTCGGCACGTCGCTGGCCTCCAGTATCTTTTTTATCTATGATGGGAATAGAACACAGCTCAAAGCCCAAACAAGCTAGATATCATGATGTCTCTAGGCGACATTTTCGTCGGTGCCCCTCAATCCAAGTTGGCCGGTATCTTCATCCTACTAACGGTCGCATTCGTTTCCGTCTACATCCTTGCGGGCAAGGAGAAGATCGCATTCACCCAGAAGATCGCTGTGGTCCTCTTGTTGGTGCTGCTATCTCTGCCCACCATCCTGCTGACCCTGTTCCAAATCACGTGTGTTGTCACCGGCGCTGGCTTCCGTGATGCCAAGACTGGCATTCACTCCAAGTGGTGGTGCGATGTCTATGCGTGGATCGTGTCGCTTATCCTAATCGCCTATTGCATCATGCTTGTGGTGGTTGCCACCATGAGCTTCGCTACTTCGCGCTCCATCATCGCTGACGTCGAGGGCTACTCTGCCAATGCCGCCAACCTTGCCACGGCCGAGTACTTCGAGACCATGGAGGATGCCGCAAAAAAGATGCGTGAGGCGGTTGCCCCCATGCTGAAGGGCGTCGCTGCTCCCGAGAGTGCCCCGGCGGCACCGCCCTCGGTTGCCCAAAAGGGTGCCGATGACACAAAGCCCAAGGAGAAGTTTGTAAACTATGCCATGGGCCCCAAGGAGAAGTTCGTTAACCACGACAAGAAAGAGATTAAGGAGGCTTTTGAGGAGGAGGAGGAGGATATGCCCGAAGGCTTCACGAGCGGCGGTTTTGCCGCCTTTTAAACGATGGTTGTGAACTTGTCACATGTACTTATTTTTGTAGTCACAAAGAACAATGTTGGACGATAAAAAGAAACTTGGTTAGGATGCAGAACTACTTGCGTAGTACACCTACGATTATGATGGTTACAACGATACCTATAATTAAACCCCCTGAACCGAATACCCATTTAGCACTCGATGCATTATCCAAAGGTATGGCAACGTGGTTGCCACACTGCTGGCACACATGAGCGAACGCAGGTTTAATCCCAGCAGCAACAGCCGCCCAATGAATACGAGCATCTTTTACGTCCATGGGCATGGCGCCGAGATCAGCATTCACATCGTTATGCAAACCTATGCACCAGTCGATGAGTCGTTCACGTGTAGTGATTGATGCACCAAGAGGACGTGATGTCGACAAAATTGTTTGTAAATGGGTTGAGCACTTACCGCACGGCAACACATGTGCAAGGTGTTGAAAAAAGGCCGCATAATGCGTTCGCTGCTCCGCTGTTAGTTGAGCAGGAGCCGCCTCACATATCAAATGAAGTGCCGTCCACAAATGTGGCCCCCAAATTCGTGGTTCAATGCCCATTTGCCTATAACTATGTCGTAACTACTATAAATGCGGAACAAAATAGCACATAAGTGATACGATGCTTATTTAGCTTTGATTGCGTTTAGTTGCAACTGCAGATTGTGTTGTTCACATGCAAAGATGGCCAAACCAAAACTATGTTTTTTTATGGGTTATGCACAGTTGTTTGATCACCATAACAAGCGACTTGCAGAAAACATTTATGGAAGCGAACTTGCCCTTTTACACCTTAGCAATGAGTTGTCGACGACGTATGATATTTACATAACTTCCCTTAACACATATGAAGACATGGATTTTGGAAATCTACATTACATACATCACCGTCACTTGGAAGGAATGCATTCTCGATTTGATATTTTAATTGTCTGGAGGTATTTGAACTTCTTTGTGCACTATTCAAGTGAAATAGCGAGAAAGACGTATCTTTGGCTGCATGATACGTATATTTTGCCATGGCTTGAAGGGCATCATCTACCGGACATTGGAAAACCCCTTGTTCACAATATTTTGCATCGCATCACGAGTGTTATCGTATTGAGTGAATGGCATAAAGCACAAATCATAAAGACATATGGTATTCAAGATTCCGAGAGTATCGCAAAGTTCCATATCATTGGAAATGCTTTAGAGGACGAACATGTTAAAATGATGTTGCAAAATACCAACATTGAGGTACGAGTACGCAATCGTTTTATTTGGGTGTCGGCACATGATCGTGGACTAGAAAACTTGCTCATACACTTTCCTAAGATTCGAGAGCAGCTGCCGGATAGTGAGTTACACATATATCGAACATGTGCTCAAGAGTTGCAAAACAAGTACACAGAGACATTTTATAAGTATCATGGTTTTGTTTCAAACACAAAAATTATAAAGCACATGCTGCAGTCTCAATTCTGGTTCTACCCGACTGATTTCGAGGAAACATTTTGCATTTCAGCGCTTGAAGCTCAAGCATGTGGATGCACATGCATCACAACTCCCAAGGCAGCTTTACAAGAAATGATTGCGGACAGGGGAATCTTGTTAAATGGAGATGTTTACACAGAAAAGTTTTGGGGGAATGTTGTGAGCCTATTAAAACAAATATCTGAGACAACTTATCCAACTCAAGATTCCATAATTTGGGGAAGACAACAAACTTGGTCAAAACGTGCATTAGAATGGTTAAGTCTGTTTGGCGCAAATAGAACCGACACTGTTGCAACATTTTATATCAACCTTAGTCACAGAAATGATAGGCAAATTCATTGTGTAAATAACTTATTAAGGGTTGGTGTTCCACAACATGCAATATTTAGAAAAGAGGCCGTCGATGGTTTTAAATATGCTTTCTCACCTACCGAGATTGACCTTTTTAAACATGCTGACTTTATTTCGTCTGAAAACTCTCGTGCCATAATGGGCAACTTTTTGAGTCACATGCAGTTGTGGCAACATGTTGTCAATGAAGGATTGGAGTTTGCCGTGATATTACAAGATGACATTGTTTTAGCAAACAATTACATATATGGCTTGCGTGACATTATTGACGACCTTCCATCAGACGCTGAGATCGTCTGGTTGGGTCTGCCTTGGAATGTTCCTCCTTCGAAGATAAACGACGACATTCATTCATTTGAATTGTTTCCATCATCAGCCATTTCTCGCAAGGGACACCTTGCTCATCTGCATTATGGGATCAATCCGGGAAGCTTAGCATACATCATAACGCAAAGTGGGGCAAAAAACATCATTCAATACACAATGACAAAAGGAGTTCACCGGGCGACTGATTGGCACATGAACGATTATCTAGCATCTATTTCAAAGCATTATGTTGCAAGACGCCTTATTGCATCATGCGACTTGTCATTCAAAAGTGACATATTCAACACGGATTGATTTATGGTACATCGAGCTCTCGGCTTAAAGGTTAACCCACGATACACATGAGAAGAAAATCGACGCAACGATTCCTCGTCGTCTTGCAAGACTAACTATGGAGTCAGAACGGGGGCATCCACCTGGGTTTCCACCAAAAATGCACACATGCCGCAATTGCGGATTGATTGGTCACCTCTACAAGGACTGCCCACACCCCATTATGAGCTTCGGCATCATTTGTTACCGAGTGAACCGTGATACGGGAAGTACGGAGTACTTGATGATTCAACGAAAGGACAGCCTTTCCTTCATGGAGTTCATCCGGGGAAAGTATGACGTCAATGACGTGACCTACGTGTCCCAACTCCTTTCGCACATGACAAAGGGCGAGCGGGCTCTCCTCATGAACTCAAGTTTCAATGACCTATGGAACCATGTGTGGTATCAAGCCTTTATTCCGAGGCAAACACAAGAGTACTACGAGGCACGCTCCAAGTTCGACACCCTGTTCAAGGGGTTTACCGTACGCGGCCAAGGTGGCGCTGTGGCCCCGCCGACTTTCGTATCCCTCGAAAAGATGATCCGGGCCTCGACGACCAACTACACCGAGCCGGAGTGGGGCTTTCCAAAAGGCCGACGTCGGCTACGCGAGGATGACGTGGACTGCGGCATTCGCGAGTTTTGCGAGGAGACATGCTACCGCAAAGACGATGTGCGGTTGCGAAAAGACATTCAGCCCTTCGAAGAGATCTTCTATGGCACCAACCAAGTCCTCTATCGCCATGTCTACTATGTGGCCCAGCTCGTGGGTGCCGGCAACGAAAAGTCCATGATCGTCGATCCCAACAACATCAACCAGGCGCGTGAGGTCCGCCAAGTTGCATGGTTTACTGCTGATGGTATCATGCAACGCATCCGCAATCACAACCGAGAGCGAAAGGCTCTGTTTCGATCGGCCCATAGCGTTATTACTGAGGCAGGGAGCATAACCGCTGGTGGGGATTTAGGGGTAGCCACTGCATGTGTAAAAAAGGAGGGCACGTCAAGTGGTTTCCTGCGTCCCGATGCAGCACCTTGGATACCCGGCGAACGATTCGTCTACGGATTCTCTAACTACATCGTGCCTTGCAATGGAATGCCTCCCAAATCCTCGGGCATCCCGCTCTAATGATGCATTACCAGCCATCGTGTTTGACACAGAGACGACGGGTCTCCCGCCGTGGACCAGAAAAGTAAACCCTAAACGCATCGACGAATGGAATGGATGTCGTCTGGTTCAACTTGCATGGCAAGTGATTGAAAACGAAGAGATGGATGGAAAGCTACCACTGCCGCCCTTTAACGCCATAGTAAAGCCTGAGGGTTACATGATTCCACCCGAGTCATCCGCGATCCATGGCATCATGCACGAACATGCACTTGTTAATGGTTCTGCATTGAATGATGTCCTGAACTACTTCGAGTTTGTGCTCGACACGTACCCGAGCGCCGTGCTTGTAGCTCACAACGTCGAGTTTGACGAAGCCGTCCTTCGCAGTGAGGCCATTCGCTCAGGCCGCGACTCTCTTGCAGCAAAGATCGATGCACGTCGCAAGTATTGCACCATGAAAACGGCCGTCGAGGGCACCAAAGATGCACGTGGCCGCACACGTAAATGGCCAAAGCTCTTTGATCTGTATCGCGAACTCTTTGAATGCGAGGCACCGGGTCACGCCCATGATGCACGTTATGACACGCAAGTGTGTGCCGACATCTATAAACGTCAAGTCAAGCTCATTTGAGCAAATTACCACATTCTTTTTGTTTTGCTTAGGCACACACCTTTTTACTGATTTTTTTGGACATGCATTGATAGAGTAGAGTGGAGCGCTGCTACCATGCAATCTTACCGCCACGTCGTGCTATGTGACTCGGCTGACCGAAACTTTGATGCATATCCCACACCAGACGCTTACCAACTCCGTATGCCAAACACCTATAAGAACGTGATAGGAGTGCGGTTGCTAAGCGCCGAGATCCCTGCCAGTTTTTATGTCTTCACGGCAGCCCTCGGCAACACGACTATCACAATTGGTAGCACGGCCGTGACCATTGCCGATGGCAACTATACGCCATCCACGCTCGCTGCAGCCATCGAGACCGCGGCCAAGGCGGCCGGCTTCACGGGCATGACGGTCACCCTTAATGCCGTGACCAACAAGCTAACGTTTAGCAATGGTGCTTCTAACTTCACGGTAAATGCAGCGACCGGGGCTTCGAGCGCTTCGAGCCAATGGGGCCTTGCATTCTTCCTAGGCTTCAACAAGACAAACGTAGTGAGTGCCCTTGTGGGTGGTGCACAAACGGTCCGGGCTCCACGCATTGTCAACACTGTACCTCACCGGTACCTTGTCATGGATGTTAACGAGATCAACCAGGTCGACACGACGGGCGAGAGCGGCAACCGGGCATTTGCCAAGATGCCCCTCTCCAAGTCCGAGACGCCATTCTCGGTGGGTTTCCTAGACCAAAAGGCGTGCATATCGAACCCGTCAACGCTCAAGGCACCCATCGCAACTCTCGATCGCCTCACAATCACATGGAAGTACCATGACGGCAGTTCGGTTGACTTCAACTCAATCGATCACTCGTTCACGATCGAGATCGAATGCTCTGACAACCAATTCTCAACGAACTCAAAAGTGAGCGGCAACCATCAAATGCACAACGGTGTATAAAACAGTTTTTCACCATCAACTTCGTTTTTATTCGCACTTATTTTTTGCTTATAACCCGGTCTATTTTAAGAGGTTCTTGTAAGAAAGGCATCGATTCAGGCGATGTTTCCCATCCAAGGCGATTCCGACTTTGCAATCAATGTGGTATCGAGACCGGAGTTTCGGATTCTGAAGTCTCCTCCCACACAACCTATGGACACAGATGCCGACTTTAAACGTGTGTCCAAAACACAATGTGGGGCCTTTGAGAAGTACCTTTACCAATACATTGCTGCTCAATACCTTGCATCCCGCACTCCTTACCGGTCTTTGCTATTGTACCATGGTCTTGGGACAGGCAAGACCTGTTCGGCCATCACCTTCGCCGAGGCCTTTCTAAAGACACATAGGGTGAGGGGATCGACCGAGCCCTTTATATGGGTCGTGGCATCCCCAGCCTTGCAACGGTCGTTTACGGGCGAAATCTATGCAGCTGCCAAGCATGCCAACTCGGGAAGCGGTGCATGCACGGGAGACCTTTACACACGCTTCTTTCCGAATGCAGATGCACTCGAGCCTGCCATTCTAAACCGCCGCATGAAGATACTCATCGAGTCGCGCTATCGCTTCTTTAGTTATGACGGGCTTCAGAGCATGCTTGCCACAGGTGCTACCATTAAAGACAAGGTAATCATCGTCGACGAGGCCCACAATGTACGCAACGACATTTCGGCATTTGCGGCGGCATTGCGTCGCGGAACAGGCAATCGTCTTCTCTTGCTTTCGGCGACACCTATGTTCAATGAGCCCGCAGAAATACTCGGCCTCATGAACCTAATGTTGGCAAATGATGGCAGGTCGACGCCATTTGCGGATGGAGTCAAGTTGTTCAGGTCCGCCAAGGGTCGTAATTTGGAGGTCTTTGCACAATTAGAGCAGTTGACGGCCGAATATGTATCGTTCCTCAAGGGCGCCAACCCCATTACCTTCGCGCCCCGCCTTTCACCTAGTGTCAATGGACAAACCATGCTCACGGTCGAGCAACGGGATTGGGTGAGCCACATTCGCGACGGTGTGGTGCCATCGGTCCTTGGAAATATTCAAAAGAAATGGTGGATTGAGCACATGCCGAAATATGCCAAGGTGGCATTAGGCGTCGACGTTCCAAGCGAGACCGCCGCTCAAACCCAGCTCATGCAAGGCACCAACATTACATACCCAACAGGCACGATAGGCCGCAAGGGTTTCTTTCAACTCTTCAAGAGCATCGAGCGACCCGATCTTAAAAGCTTGCATGTCGAGTATGCGGTGCACGCAAATGCATTGCGTCCTAGCCATGGTCTTGAAGCATGCGCCGCCAAGTTGCAGCGCATTGTAGACTTCATACAGCACGCGGAAGGCATCGTTATGGTGTACAGTGAATATGTGTGGAGCGGAGTGGTACCTCTTGCCATCGCTCTCGAGCACATTGGGTTCAGCCGCTATGGCGAAAACAATCTCCTAGGGACGGGAGGAGGTGCCACAATCGCACGCCCAAAAGGGGTGGCGAAGGGCCTATCCTACGCCATCTTGTCTGGAACATCGGAGGTCATGGGCCGCCGTTCGATCGCCGAGTTGCTCACCACAGTCAATGCACCGGAGAACCGCGGGGGCGGAACCATCAAGGTTGTGCTCTTGACGCAAATTGCAAGCGAGGGCCTCACATTAAAGAACGTGCGTGAGGTTCACATTGTAGAGCCGTGGTATCATTTACATCAGATCGAGCAGGTGATTGGTCGTGCCTTGCGTACATGCAGCCATCAAGGTCTTGAGCTTGAGGATAGGAATGTGACTGTTTACTTGCATTGTGCGGTCGAGGCACTTGAGGCCGCCGGACGGCAAACACCCGACGAGCACGCCTATGAAATATCGAGTCGCAAGGAGGGACAAGTTCAGATCGTGGAACAAGTTTTACGGAACCGTGCTATGGATTGTGCATTAAGTTTCAATGCCAACTACATCCCAAAGTTATTGTTTGGGTTCAAGGCGACCTTGCGGACATCACAAGGCACCAGGCTTGAATGGACCTTTGGGGATGATGCGACCCAAAGACCAAAGTGCAAAACGCATATATCCGAGGAAACGGCTGTCGTGGCATCAACGTTTGGTGATGAGATCGTCATGCCGACAGCATTGGCACGTTTGACGGCACTGATCGCTCAAAAGCTGACCTCTCCGGTTTTACGCATGCGTGTGTCAAGCATTGAGAAGGCACTCAGGCTTCCACTGCACATTGCTCGCCTCGCCATTGCAAAAGCCATTGACACACCCGATTTTATGGCGGGTCACATTATTGCCCTTCATGGAGACACGATGGTTGTCATGAAAAAGGGCAATAGGCAACCCGGCGAACGGTTGCTCATCACACGTCCACTTGAGAGCATTGATGTTGCATCGACTAGCCAACAGGTCATAAATGCGGTCGCGCCCCCGTCAATGGACGTTTTATTGCGTCAACTCGAAATACTGCCCGATGATGTCATTGCCGCCAAGTTTTTGTTGTTCAGCATCATGACGCGTCGGACATTCATTGGGCTTGTTGAAGGTATTGTGAAGATGAAGGTAATGCCTGCTGCGTTGGAACGAGTGTCCCGCATGTTTATCGAGGAGGGCATTATAGTGAAAGGCAACTTCAATGGCTATATTGACGTCTTCACCCCTCGAAAAGAGCTAGACATATACGTGTATTATGCGAAGAGAGACACATTTGAGCGTGCAACGCAGGCACAAACAGATGCGCTGCGTGCCACACGTGTGTTCATAGACATTCCAATGGAAGTCAAAGAACTTTCCTCGGTCGTCGGCTACTTTGCACTCAAGCGTGACCAACGGCGCACGGAGACCGATGCACACCTTGACTTTCACTTGCTCATGCCAAAGACGTTGAAAGGCGATCAACGAGGGGCTCTTTGCGAAACACGTAGCATTCCCGACCTGAAAGTTTTGTTGAATGCGGTGGCTCCAGGCTTATATGACACTCTCGATGCCGCGACACGTGAAAAGCTCGACAAACGAAAGCAGATGTGTGGAGCCATTGGGCAAGCGCTGGATCGGAAGGCAGGGCGGTTGCAGATGATGTACCCACCCTTTTGGAAAGTTGACCCCAAAAAATGATTTAAAGACTCGCTTCATATTGTAAGAAGAGGCTGGCCGAAGCCGCACATTTTGAGTACACAATGGCGGCAACCAGCATGTACTTCCCGATCCGGTTCAAGACGCACGTGCAATTGGCACCATCTGAGCTCACAGAATCGTTCGTTGAAGTTATTGCTTCCAAGTTGAAGGCAAAGTTTGAGGGCGTTTGTTCACGCTTCGGCTACGTCAAGCCCGGGACCTTGGCCCTCGCGTCTCGGTCTGCAGGTTCCTTCATGAAACCGCACTTCAACGGGCACACGCGGTTCGAGGTGTGCGTCATGGGTGATGTTTGCAACCCGACGACAGGCATGGTGGTGGACGCCAAGGTCAAGGCATCGAACAACCTGGGTGTGGTTGCGGACAGCGATGGCATCTTAGATATTCTGATTCCACGTCGGAGTGCGGGCATTAGCAGCGAGGTTGACCTCGATCGTCTAAAGGTGGGTGATGACATTCTGGTCGAGGTGCTTGGGAAGCGCTATCAACTGAAGGACTCCAAGATCTCGATCATCGGCAGGGTCGTCAAGGAACGCAAGAACCCCTTGTATTACACCGAGATCTTGGATGACGGAGGCTCCATCGATGGTGGTGCAGAGGGTGAGGAAGGAGATGCCGAGGATGTGTCGACCATTGCGGGCGATTCCGAGAGCGAGGACGAAGAAGATGGGGTGAAAACTGCGGCTCCGAAGACAGTGCTGTCTGCGGATGCTAAGAAGCTCTTGGCGGCATTGCGTCCAGAGGGCGGTAAAAATGAGGATGCTGGTGTTGACGAAGAGGAGGAGGAGGAAGAAGTTGGCGATGAGGAGAGCGAGCCCGATGATGATTGGCCTGAAGACGATTAAAGAAGCCTTTCACACATTTAAACTACATTTTTGTACAAGTTTTCCGTGCCTTCTCATCCATGCAAGTGCATGAAGAAGCGCATCCGCTAGGTCGTCTTTTTTCTTGCTCGCAATGAACATATGCGCCCACTCTGATTCGGATCCAATGTAAGCATGTGTATATGCTACGGCTGCCGTTTTGTTCCATTTGTAAGACCCCGTCTCACCCTTTGCGCCGGTCGGCTCGTGATCATGACCCACCAGCTTTTGCTTGGCGCTCACCAAGTGCACACTCGCTACAGCTTGCATGCTTACCGCCCAATGCTTGCGCAACATGAAGTACGTTTGAATCCAAGTTTGTACAGTTTTCATGGTTCCGTTTATGCGAGAGGGCTGGTTCTCAATGATGACTTCCAACTCTGCAGTAGGAGCGCTTTCTTCGAGTTCCTCAACGAGCTCGTCGAGATGATTAAACAACGTCAACATGAGTTGTTCTTGGGGCGGTTTAGTCTTTCGCTCCTCCGGCATCAAAGGAAGCAAGCGCCATGCATGCACGATACCCGTTGTGGGGCAATTTGCGCTCAAGCTTACAACAGCTACAGCGAGGTTTTTCATACCGATGTCAAATGACACTATAAGATTATCCATGGCGACTTTCCTTTGATTCCAAAGTATCACTACTTGATGTTTTAAGTGGTGTATTTGCGCTCGTATTATGATGGATGGTGATGTGTCTCAGAGCGCTTCCATACAAGCTTTGTTAATTGGCGCACTATGCAAGGTGTAAACTCTCTAATGTTGTTTTTTAATATAAGCTTTCTGAGGACCTTCCAAAAGGTGTCGCCCTCGTAGGCAGCATTAGCATCGACTACCGACTTGCACTTGGTGGCAAGCCAACGGTATTGAGAAAACATTTGATGCATAGATGCGCCAATGCCTGCACCGCCCCCACTCCCACCATGCGGCGGGCAGATCAAGCCTTCATTCACCAAGCTCAATATATGTTGTTGCACAACCGGATGGGCCAATGCCGCCTTGGGGAAGCCATCCAACAGATTTTCAAATGACATGAACCCGTAGTCGGGACACAACAAAAGTTGATCAGTATGGTCTCCATACACAGCATTGTTATCAATCGTTAGGGTGCGACGGTCCAGCATATACTGCTTTTCCCGATTGGTGAGCGGCGTCCGTTTGGCAACTACCCGGGCAATGCGTGGAAAAATCTTAGACAACGACTTTCTGTAATTCCCCCCTCCATCAACAATGCAATCGTCCCGGCAAAAAAGCGGCCGGGCAAACTTAATGCCATGCGTGCGCTCTAACCAACCGACCTCTTGGGTCGCCCACTTGCGCTCGCTCGCTGTATAGATGAAGAAGTAGCAATTATTTTGGTAAAGCTGCAGCATCGAGGCCATCCATTCTACCAGGCCAGGGCGGATCAAGCCTTGTTCAGGGTAAAAGGCGGCAGGAGGTTGACCTACACCAGCGGGCTTGTACCCGTACTTTTTAAGGACTTGTTGCATTGAGAACCTATGACTTTGAAAGTCAACCCGGCCTGCAATCGTGCCATCCCAATCAATCACAAAGACGACAGGAATGTGCGGATGGGGGTCCATTCTTAATTTCTCTTTCGAGCCGACTTAAGGCTTACTCTATTGAATAGGAATATATATGCAGCATAAGCAAGAGATAACCCAAAGTTTGTCATGGCCTCGCTCAGTGCACTTAACAAGTACCAATCGGCTGTAGAAGCGGCCGAAATGGTGGAGGCGGGCATGTCCTCTGCCTCCTCTTCGTCTCTATCCCCTCCGGCCTCAACGCCGGACCATTTGTCGGACCTTGCTGGGGTGGAGCGCAAGGTGCGCCTATCACATAGTTCCCCGCCATCTATCTCTGCGTCAGCCTCAGCATCAACTTCAGCATCAGGCTCGGAGCCAAAGAAGGTAAAGGATGTCGACGTCAAGAAGCAAGAAAAGGTCATGGTCTATGTTGATCGTCGTGTGTCCCAAACAGCCATGAACATACTTCTTGCCATCAAGTATTACACGAGCCCGCTGCGTCTATACCTAAAGGTTCTTGTTCAGTTCACCACCCCGGCTGCACGTGAGCCCCTCCTTGCTTCCCTTAAAGCCAGCGATTCATTGCGCAGGGATCTTGCAGCGCCATGGGTCGGCGCAGACACCTTCGGCCTAAAGCTCCTTCTTAAGATGCGGCGCATGAGCCGCGAGACCATGCCCCTCTTCAAGCAGAACCGGGATTACATGCGTTTCATGAAGCCCGGCGTTGAGGGCAACACACCTGAGCAGAACCGTGTGGCATACTACCTCTTCAACGAGATGCTGCATCCGGGTGCGGAGCTCGAGGTCAACTTTCATTCGTGGTTCGACAACTTCATCAAGGATGACATCGAAGTCCTCGAGCAGGTGGGGTTCGATCCGGACGATGCTCGTATGGACCTAGTGAAGAAGCTTGCCTTCGAGGTGAACTCGTACGCTGCAGGCATCACCAAGTTGCAACTCAAGTTCAAGTACATGTCCAATGGGCACGTGGCCACAGAGAGCATGGATGCGGAGGAGGCACTAGCCAACATTCACACCATGTTTAGCAAAGACCCGGCGACCGTGGCATGGGCCACCAACATGAATATGTGGGCGATGACGGACGATCCGAAGACTGCTGCCCGCCGTGTTGTTATGCATGGCGGTGGCAAAGTAAAGCGAGCACGCAATGGTGCGGCGCGTAAGAGAACATAAATAGACTTTATGCAGACTTCTCATTGGCAATTTCATTCTTTTTAGAGTTTTGGTAAATGTGCTCAATTGCAAGAGCATATACCCGATCTTTGAGGCGTTTCTTTTGATCATCTGTCATTTCTTGTCCCAACTCATAATCTTCACAATCTGCATCCCATTCTAGCGGTGTGCCAACTGTAAGCATAAAGTTGTCTACCCACACTTTTCTCAATTTACCATCTTTCATAGTGGCGTCCACGAACTCTATAAATGCCAACTGCATGTTGTCAAAGACATCACTCATGATGTCGCTGCAATAACGCAGCTTCCACTTTTTCCCATCGAAGCATTGCATGAAGTCGTCCTTTTTGGTAAGCTTCTTGAGGTTGTGATTTTCGGGATGTTCCGGATGAAAGTGTTTTGATTCAAGGTACTCTATGATACCATCGAGTTTTGTTTTGATGCATCTGGTCATAAACTTTTTAAAGCCCCGGCTTTGTGTGATGTAATCAATGTTTTCTTTTCCGAGGCCGTTGACGTTTACGATGACGCCATTATTTGTGTTGTGCGAGATATTTGTATTGTGGCTATTTATGTTTGTAGTTTGAAAAGTGTTGTTAGAGTTATGACTTGTATTTTGTAATGCCATACATGTAGCTGTGCGTCGATGATGTGATAATGAGCTTGTAGATGAAAATAAACGGTGACATGTTTGACATTCTAGGGGATGTGAAATGTTTTTGCAGTGAATATTGTGTTTCTTCAACGATGACAATCGTGAAAATACCTTATAACAACCAGGGCACTTGTGTAGAATGTTTGCAAGTTCAACATTTGGTGCAACACCATCAACATTTGGTGCAACACCATCAACATTTGGTGCAACACCATCAACATTTGGTGCAGCACCATCAACATTTGGTGCAACACCATCAACATTTGGTGCAGCACCATCAACATTTGGTGCAAGAAAGGCAACATTTTCGGCTTCCATGTCTTTTTGTGGTTTATGTACCGCATTGGTGTGCCTATATAGGTTAAAACGCTTTTCTGTAGTGTAGCTACAACATGAACACTTCAGCATTTTAAGGGAGCCGGAATAATTGTTAGTGAGCATCTTATTGCAAGGCTGCGAAAATAAATCATAAATGTAGTGAGCAACCTTACTATAAAATATCCGCAGCTCGTGAGCCACGAGGAGGGGGGGGGGAAATTCGGGATTTGTAATTCATTTTAGAAATATAAAAGATTTGTGTTTCAATGTGTTGCCGGAAAGTGATACCTTGAGAATTGTGAACGAATGATTACACACTTTTCTTCTTTACAACAACATAGCGCCCTCCACGACTGCCTATGCGAATCTTGTAAAAATGCCCATTGTGCTTGTGCCGGCCACCTCCCACACTTCCAATGCTATCAAGACGGGCAATCGTGCTAGCGCTTTTGCTTGAAGATGCACTTGAGCTTGGGGTGCTTGGGATAGTACATTTAAATGCACGATGATTATTTGGACTAGCTCGTGGAACTACAGGCGCAATGTGTGGCTTATAAGGTGGTGTATGCTGATAATGGTCCCACATCTGTTTTTGAAATGTTTCCCCAATGAGCCACGGCAAGGACATGTAGTCGGGGACCTTGTGTTCAAAGACACAAAGCGAACCCGCGTTGTCCAAGAAGTATGAACTTATATCGGATGCGACATCCTCCGTAATATCCGGCAAGCCTTTCAACACATCGACCACGTTTGGCATCAGAATGCCACCAAGCCATATGATGATGCGATGACCATCGTTGTACATGAGCTCTATCGAGCCCTTCTTGACAACTTTCTTAACAAGGTCGTGCTCGCCAATGCGGCCAAAGCGATCGATGGCAACTTGTGTCATAAATGGAATAATCATATAAAGTGTGATGGGTTGTTGAGTAGGTGAATGTGCCTCTCGAAGAACACGAAACACGTTGTTGACTTGTGTTGCCTTTTGCGTCCCTGAGTACGCAGCGTCGTCAAAAGCTACAAACGTGTGTGTGCCTTGCTTAACCATATCTGTGAGTGTCGAGCGATCGGTGAAGTCGGCGGCACACCACGGTGGTCGCTCGAGTGCGTCCCATGCGAGGCTCAGAGCCCACTCGGCACTCTTATGGGTTTGCCCCTTGTTTTTGGAAAGGCGCTCGGTCAGTGCCATCCACTTGGCGTCTGTAAGTCGCCGGTTGAGCCATTTAGCACCGGCCTTGAGTTGCTTGACAAGGTCGCTGTTGGTGAAGATACGTACGTGGTCGAAGAGCTTCAAGAGGATCTCATTGATGTTGGCCTTCTTCAAGCCCGTCGCTGTCTGAACCTTCTTGTACATGTAGGCCACGTCGTCTGGGCGCTTGGCGAGGGTGATGCCGGCGTACACGGCTGCTTCTTCGTCTTCTTCGGCGTCTTCGGCCGCTTCTTCGTCCACGTCGGCCTTGATGGCATACAGGTGCCACTTGGGCAGATCATTGGCTATGACGGCCTTTGCTTTCGCCTTGAAGGCCTTAGATGTGCCTTCGGTGCCTGCAACAATGTCAGGCAACGCCTTGAGGTTGTCCTCGTATGCGCGTAACTGTGCCATCGAATCTATCTATGCCATCTATCTGTTGACGTGACATTTTACGAGTGAGCAATGTTGGAATAATAGCCCAACAACGTGGTAAAAATAAAGACATCATCGTGGTTTTATCGTTAAAGCAGCTTAGGCACTGCACATCAAGCAGCCCTCGGGGTTCTCCCGGCTGCAGGCGGCGACCTCCTCCTCGGTCGGCTTTGTCTCGGCAACGGCCGCGGCTGAGACGCCCTTGGACGCCGCCAGTCGCGGGTCGATGCTGAACGCCATGGTCTTGGCCTTCGGGCGGGTACGCGTGTAATAGACGCCCGTCTTGAGTCCCTTCTTCCAGCCATAGAAGTGCATGTTGGTCATTTTTGCCAGGTCCGTGTCCTCGACGTACAGGTTCATGGACTGAGTCTGGCACACGTAGGGCACGCGGGCCGCCGCCATGTCGATCACCACGCGCTGCTTGATCTCCCACACCGTCTTGTAAAGTGCACGTGTGGCCTCGGGGATCTCGTGGATCTGCTGGACGCTGCCGTCGCCGGCGATGATGCGCTCCTTCATGGTCTTGTTCCAGAGGCCGAGCTTGATCAGGTCGCTCACGAGGTACTTGTTGACCACGACAAACTCGCCCGCCAGGGTGCGGCGGCTGAAGATGTTGGACGTGATGGCCTCGAAGCTCTCGGTGGAGCCCATGATCTGGGAGGTTGAGGCCGTGGGCATGAGGGCGATAAGCAGCGAGTGACGTAGACCGTGCTCTTGAATGGCGGCCTTCAGGGTGTGCCAGTCGTAACGAGAAGTGGGGGTTATACCATGCATATCGAACTGTAGAGTACCCTTTGCCGTTGGTGACGTAGCGAATGTGCTGTAGGCACCCGCCCATTTGGCAGGCAGATCGGCCTCGATCTCTTCTGTGCGCACCACGCACGTCTTGGACAGGCGGCCAAGCTCCGGGGCCAGCTCGTCGGCAATGACGCCCGACTGCAGCTTGATGTAGTCCATGCGTGCAATGTGCTCGCCGCGCTCCTTCGACATCTCCATTGACGCCTCAAGGGCCGCGTGGTACATGGTCTCAGAGATTTGGCGGTTGAGCTCAAGCGCCTCGGGGCTGTCGTAGGGCATGCGCATTAGAATGAAGACGTCAGCAAGGCCCTGAACCCCCATGCCGATCGGGCGATGGCGGAAGTTGGAGCGTGCCGTCTGCGGGACCGGGTAGTAGTTGCGGTCGATGACGCGCTCCATGGACCGTGTGACAAATTTGACCACGTCGTGCAGCTTGGCGAAATCGTAGGTGGGTGCGTCGGGGCCCTTGGTGTTCACGTATGAGGGCAAAACCACGGACGCGAGGTTGCAAACAGCGTACTCATTCTCGTCTGAGTACAAGGTAATCTCTGAACACAAATTACTGGACTTTATCACACCAAGATTGGTTTGGTTGCACTTCTGGCAAGCGTCCTTGTATAGCAGATAGGGCGTGCCCGTCTCCACCTGGCTCTTGATGATCTCGATCCACAGCTCCTGCGCCTTGATGG